AAACGTTTGCAGAAAGAACGATTACCCAAAGAAAGGCGGAAGCTTGAAGATTTTAGGTAGAGTTGAAGACCAGGCAAAGGTGTACCTTAAGCCGACAAGTGAGGGAATGTTCGGCATTTATATGAACGGCGACTTGATTGCAGAAGGACCTAGCTCGAAAGAACTGTCCGATTGGGCCCTAGAAACGGGCGCACACTCTGTGCGATTCTCTTTCGACCTCAAACTGCTGGAGAAGAAATAAATGAGTGGCGTCCCAATGCGAGAAATCGCGGATGGTGTAGAGGAGCTGATTAGAGAAATCGCCGCTGTCCACAGGAAGTGGGCGCAGCAGAACCAAACAGACTCAGGCATTCTTGAGTATTCAGTTTCGTATTGCACTTTCGCTATTCTTCAGAAGACATACAAGCTGGACGGTGTAGTCGATGCCGAGGGGAAGGAATTCCTTGACCAGCTTGTGGCAAGTACGTCGCTCACACTCGCGCCATTGACTGAGGAGATAGCGACGAAAGCGCTGGCCTGATTTTAACCGCAACACGCAAAGGGTATCCCGTGTCTTTTTTCGATGAACTTGACTGTGCTCCAATCCCTAAACGCTCGTCTCTTTTCTCTTCCTTAGGGATAGATGAGGGGCAAAGCAAAGCCGATTTCCGAAGAAAGAACGCTTTCGGTCTTTCTCCTGTAGGCAACTCGCCCGACCTTGAGAGGATTCTTGCTCTTCCGAGGCGGGCGCGTCCTTCGGACGAGGAGCAGACAAGAATGGCTGAGATTATGACAGCCAGACTCCGTCGAGAAAACACACGATGCAGGTGCGCGGAGATTCGGCCAAACGATAAAAACCCGTGCATCACGCGTCTGAATCCGGTGCAAGGATGGTACCTATACGAGGGGGCCGCGTCGGGAGGCGCGCTAGGCTCAATCGCAGTAGGTGAAGGTAAAACAGGAATCGGGGTACTCCTGTCCATGGTTTTTCCATGGACAGAAGAAGACTTGAAATCCGGGAGAGCGCGAGCGGTAATCTTGTTGCAGCCGAATTTGAGGGCGCAATTTAGGGCAGATTTCGAGCTTTGGTCACAGCATTTCAATACGCCCAACTTAGCGGGCAGTGCCGGCCCTTTTGTTCCAGGCCGTCCCACTCTCGATATCTTGGCTTATTCGGAACTGAGCTCGCCAGCGTGCTCCACGTGGCTGCGAGCGAACAAGCCGAAACTGCTCATTGCCGATGAATGCCACAATCTAAAGGATGTGACTTCGGTGCGCACCGCTAGATTCCTAAAGCACTTCACCCAAGAGGACGCCGTACTGTGCGCCCATTCCGGCAGTCTCACCACTCGCGGGCTAGATGATTTCGCGCACCTCTCGGCACTTTCCCTTGGCGAAAGTAGTCCGATGCCGCTTGAGCCTGAAACCGTGCGTGAGTGGGCCTCGGCTCTGGATTCAACACCTAGAGGGATTGCGGCACCGGCCGGGGCTTTGAAAAAGCTGTGCGAGCCCGGGGAATCTGTACGCTCTGGATTTAGGCGGCGCTTTGTAGAAACGCGCGGAGTGATTACAACCGCAGAAGCGGTGTTGCCGGTGAAGCTTACAATTAGAGAGCGTTCTGTAAAAACTCCAACAGAGATTGCGGAAGCCTTGAAACTCGTACGCAACAGAAGAAAGCGCCCTGACGGAGAAGAGCTCACAGAGCAGCACGAGGTTGTGGCCACCGCCCGACAGGTTGCACAGGGCTTCTATTACTTTTGGCGTTTCCCACGTGGGGAGCCTGAAGAGCTGATTGCAGAGTGGAGAAAACGGCGCTCCAATTGGAATCGCGAGGTGCGCGAAAAAATGGACGGGCGCAGAGCGGAGTTGTTAGACAGCCCCGAGCTTTTGCGCGCAGCAGGAGAGCGCTTCCTTGACGGATACAGCGGGCCCTTGCCCGTATGGCGTACCCAGCATTTAGAGGCTTGGCGCGAGATTGAAGACAAGGTGCAGCCAGTTCAAGGCACCAAATGGTTGCACACCTATTTGGCCGAAGACGCCGTCAGATGGGGGCAGCAACCCGGTATCATTTGGTACGAAAACACCGCGTGGGGGCTCAAGGTGGCCGAGTTAGGGGGCTTCCCTTTCTACGATGGAGGGAAGGACGCGGAGATTCAGGCCGAAGATGGACACCGCACGATAGTCGCTTCTATAGAAGCACACGGCACCGGAAAAAACTTACAGGCATTCAATCGCGCACTTGCCACCGGCTCAGGGCCTTCGGACTGGGAGCAACTCTTGGGCAGATTGCACAGACAAAAACAGCAAGCGCCCGAAGTTGTGTTTGATGTCTACCTGCACACACCCGAGATAAGGTCTCTTTTTACCTTTGCACAGACACGCGCGCGCGAAACACACGAAAAGATAGGCAAAATGGAACGCTTAGTTTTCGCAGAAAAACACTTGACTTCGGTTGAGGCCAGCGATTAAGAAACAGGAAAGGGGTTTTCAACTATGCTTTATTTTCTTTTCGTCGTGCCGATTGTTGCTTCTATTTTGTTTGTATCACTCCGAGTTGGGAGACATGCCGTACCGGTTCGCTGGTACTCACGAAAAAAGGGCATAGTGTACTTGCCCCCAAGTGAGCGCCCAGAGCCGGCGCCGATTGACACGGCCTGGCTTGTGCGCGCTTTCGCGGCGCGAAAGGACGTCAAATGAATCACTTTGTTTCTAAGGAAGACGTTGAAGCGTACTGTGCAGAGTGGCGAGCCAGCGCAGCTGTGCCCTCCGAAATCAAAACCTTTTCCTTGACGTCACATGGGCGTCTTGTGGCACAGTGCACTAGTTGGGAATCGCGCGCGGCGGCCACGCGATTGCTGTGCGGTAGTTCCGTGATGCTTTCAATGGGCTGGACAATCAGCCACAAATTCACCGCGCCGGCGGGTTCCGGCAATAAAACGAAGTAGGAGAAAAGCAAATGGGAGTCAGAGAAATTGCAAAGAAAGTGGCAGAAGCTTCGGCAACCGGCGGCGGGAATTATCTCAAGCACGGTAAAGGTGTCGCAGTTGTGAAAGAAGTGTTGTACAAGGAAGACCTTGACAGTGGGCGAGGGTTCATTGTTGAGCTCATCATGGACAGCGTAGAGCCTTACATGGGCGCAGACGGCAAACCGCTTCCATGCAACGCACCGGGCTCGACAGTCAGCTTTGTACAGCTGTTCGACAAGTACCCGAAAAGCGCCCTTGGAAACACGAAAGCCTTCATCGAAGCTCTTTACGGCGAATCCCTTGACAGCGACGCATTCGTAGACCGAATGGAAAAAATGACAAGTGATAAGAATCCAGCACGAGGCATCAAAATCAAGTTTTCGACTTACGAGAAGATGACCAAGACAAGCAAGGCCTTACTCACGCTCCCTAAATGGGAGCACGTGGAACAAACGGCCGAAGAAGTCAAAGCTACGCGTGAGCGCTTAGGGCTCTAATTTCCTAACATCCAGGAGGTAAGGCGAGCGGAGGAAGGCCCCAGACGACTAGTCGGCCTGCTCGCCAATAGACAGTCGCGACAGCCGGGAAAGACCGGCATTCATCTTTCACAGAAAGCGTACACATGTTCATCTTTACCGACATCGAAACGACAGGGCTTGACGTTCATGCCAACGACATTCTCGCCCTTGGCATCATTATTACGCGCGACGACTTCACGGAAGTTGCGTGCAGAGAGTGGTTCGTTAAAATGGAGCGCGACTTTAAATCTCTAGATCAGAAAGTATGGGAAATACATAACGCGTCCAGGCTTTTTGATAGGTGCTACGGTTCTACACTCACTGCCTCCGACGTCGAGGCTGAAGCCGTCGCATTCATCAAAGAGCACTGCCTAGATCCCGCACCAATGGCCGGCAATTCGATTCACTTTGACAGAACTTTCTTGAAAGTCTGTATGCCTGAACTCGAAAGGGTCCTACCGAAACTTCGACGTGTCGACACCTAGGCTTCTCTGTCACGCTACGATACCAGGGGCGAAGGAATGGAAGTCGTCGCGCCCTAAGACACACACACCGATTGCAGACCTTGAGGACTGCCCGACATGGAGCCTGTAGCCGCCTTCTGCCTTTCGTTCGCAATCTGCTGGTTCGTCGCCATGCTGTTGTTGCCTCTTGTAGATGATAGGGAAGACAAATGAGAGTACCCCCAGAAAAACTCATGGCGTTCGACGTTGAAACACACCTGATTCAGCCTGGCTTAAGGGCTCCCCCCCTCGTGTGCGCGAGCGTCGCTTTCAAAGAAGCCGGTAGTGAACGCTTGATTGACAAGGCAGAAGCGCGAAAAGTTTTGCGGGATGCTCTATCGAATGAAACAATGCACGTTGTAGGAGCCAACCTCGTGTATGACTTGGGCGTGATGTGCAATGACACTCCTGCGCTCATGCCTCTTGTATTCAAGGCGCTTGAAGAAGGGCGCTTGCACTCGACCGACATTCTTGAAGCGCTGCACGATAACGCCTTCGACCGAATGTTTTTCGAGCCTGAGACAGGGCAGCCTTTTCGTTATTACTCTTTAGCCAAGTTGGAGAAGAGGTATTTTGGAATTGACAGATTCGCAGAAAAGGAAGACGGCTGGCGCAAACGTTACGCAGAGTTGGACGGGATACCGTTAGAGCAGTGGCCTGACGAGGCTACCGAATACCCGAGAAAGGATGCGCGCGGCACCTGGGACGTCGGAAACCTGCAACTCAACGGTGAAGACCGTCAAAACGTGCAGTGCGAGGCCGCCGAAATGCGCGCCGCCTGGTTTCTGCACCTTGCATGCGTTTGGGGAATGCGGACTGATTCCTCAATGGTTGACGCTGTAGTGGAGCGGATTCTAGAGGAGCACAAAGAATCACGCCGCCTTTTCTTCGACTCTGGGCTTGTCTCAATTCGGCCAATCAAAAAAGGGGAAGGCAAATGGGAGAGAGCCGACGGTGAAATTACAGAGGAGTGGTTAAAGCAAGCATGGCTGCGCCTTCATCAAAAGATTCAGACCGCCGAAGATTGGCACTACAAGCGCAAAGTTGAGATAGAAAAAGCTTTAGCGTCTCTCAAAGCTGGGCGGCCGTTGCGATGGATGGAAGACCGAGAGCGTATAAAAAACACAGTGCATTGGGCCTACAACGAAGACCCGCCGCTGACTTCGGGTGGGAAATCAGGAAAACGGGACATCAGCATTTCCCGCGACACTCTCGTTGAATCTGGTAATGACTTGCTTGAAAAGTACGGCGAGGCTGGGCCAAACGAAAAACTGCTTTCGACCTACGTCAACGTGTTGCGGCAAGGAACGAAAGTTCCAATCTGCCCTGAAGTTAACACCATCGTCAAAACACAACGCACCTCTTACCGTGAGCCGAACCTGCAGCAGTTGCCTAGGAATGGGGGAATACGTGAGTGCTTTGTGCCTAGGGCCGGCAGCGTCTTGTGTAGCTGTGACTATGCCACGCTCGAGTTGTGCTCCCTCTCACAGGTCTGCATCAACATGTTTGGCGAGTCCGCCATGGGTGAGGCCATCAACGCGGGCCAAGACCTGCACACGCGCCTAGGCGGAGCATTCCTCGGCGTCGGGTATGATGAGGCAATCAAGCTGAAAAAAGCAAAAGATTCGCTGATGCTCGCGCTTCGACAGGCCGCGAAGCCCGTGGGGTTCGGAATCCCGGGCCTTATGGGGCCACCTAAAATCGTCTACACCGCACGGAAAGACGGCGTACGTTTCTGTGAATTGGCGAGAATGTCCGAACGTTGTTCGGACAACCCACGAACAACGGTTTACGCAAAACGCACAATCTCGCCAACGTGCGAAGTGTGTTTGAGTCTGGCTGCGAAATACCGCGATATTTTCTACCAGACTTACCCGGAAGTGCGCCGCTACCACGAATTCACGATTGAACAAGCGCGCAGAGCAGAGCAAGGCCTGCCGTTGACCTCATTCGGTACAGGCATGCTCCGGCTGGAGACTTCCGCAAATGCTGTCTCAAACCACTTCTTTCAGAACTTGGCCGCTCAGGGTGCGAAGCACGCTGGCTGGAAGCTCGCGCTTGAAGCGTACACCGACAAAAAGAGCGTTCTTTATAGAAATATGCGCACCGTTGTATTTGTGCACGATGAGGCCATCACGGAAATCAAAGAAGCTGTGGCGCACGAGGCCGCCTACAGACAGGCCGACGTCATGATGCAGGCCATGCAAGAGTTTATCCCGGACGTGAAAATCACAGTTAAGCCGGCCTTGATGCGGCGGTGGTTCAAAGGTGCAGATGATGTGCACGACAAAGCCGGGAAACTGAAACCCTGGTGGCCTGAACCGGAAAAATGGACCTGGGAAGCGGACCAAAAGCAGATGGCCCTTGACAACGCACGTTAGTATTTACAAAGGTAAAGCATGCTCATTTCACTAGACCCCGGCATTCGCGGCTGCGGCATCGCGGTATTCTTCAACAAACAGCTTTTCGAGGCCTGCTACGTTCCGAACCCGGCAAAGACGGGCGGAGATATCGAGGCCGTTTCGCTGATGGCTGCAGAGCTTGTCGACCACGTAGCCTACAAATGGGGGAATTCCCCCGGGCCAATCCGCTTGGTGGTGGAACGTCCGCAAGTCTACCAAGGAGGCAAGCAGAAGGGAGACCCGAATGATTTGCTCCCGCTTTACGCTATCGGCGCAGCCTTAGCTTCTGCACTGGAGCAACGGGGCCCGATAGAAGATTTGCGCGAATATTTGCCGCGTGAATGGAAAGGGACAATCAACCCAGATGAAATGACTCGACGCATTCGTGAACGTCTTAGCAAAGGTGAGTTTGAGAAAGTGTCCTTACCAAACAACACCTGCGACAAATGTCGACTGCATTTGACTGACGACGACTGCGGCAAAACTACATGCCTTGCACACAATATTTTTGATGCCGTCGGCATCGGCTTGAAGTATTTAGGGCGCCTTGAGCCCGTGAAAGTGATTGCGCGATGAGTACCAAGCCCACCAATCCAAAGGATGCCATAGGCATTGCCAAGGTACCTTTTTCCGTTGTGCCACAGCAAGTCGTGGCAGAGCTCGGCTTGGCAATGATGGAAGGGGCCTTGAAGTACGGGCGACATAACTACCGCCTTGCCGGTGTCAGGGCTTCAGTGTATTTTGATGCGGCACTGCGTCACTTGACAACATGGTGGGAGGGCCAAGACATCGACCCGGACTCAGGGCTTAGCCATGTGGTAAAAGCCATGGCCTGTCTTACTGTCCTTAGAGACTCTATGCGGCAAGGTAACTGGGTGGATGACCGTCCGCCTGGAACCGATGATGATTTCATGGACACCTTAAACGAAAAAGCAGCAGCGCTTTTGGCTAAATATCCGGAACCCAGACCCGCAGCGACTAAAGCCATGGCCTGTCTTACTGTCCTTAGAGACTCTATGCGGCAAGGTAACTGGGTGGATGACCGTCCGCCTGGAACCGATGATGATTTCATGGACACCTTAAACGAAAAAGCAGCAGCGCTTTTGGCCAAATATCCGGAACCCAAACCGGCGGCGACTCGAGAGGAAGAAGAATGAAAGCTACACTGGAATTCAATTTGCCTGAAGAGCAGGAAGAGTTCAAAACTGCCGCAAAAGCAGGCGAGACCATGAGTGTCGTTGAAGACGTTTTGAATTACATTCGAAGTCGTCTCAAATACGCGAATCTGCCAGAAACCTCTACAGAAGAGCTCAGAGAAATAAGAAGTAGGCTTTCGGCAGTTTTTCTCTAGAAAGAACAACCGGGCTCTGATTCCGAAGTGTCCGGCCTACCTTGAATTTTAAGCAATGCGGCCTTGATGCCACGGCGCTGCCAAGCACAGTGCCCTGCACGGCCACGAGTCCCTAAGTCCAAGACATGTACAAGCTCATGTGCTAACGGGCTTTCGCTCCATTCGGAGGTGTAGACTTCAACCGTGTGGGTTTCAGAATGAGTGAACCCTAAAACGCAGAAGCGCCCAGAGGGGAGCATCCATCCTTCTTCGCAGATGAAATCGGAAGGGCGCCGCGAGTGCGCACGTACTTCCCACCCATTCAACAGTGCGCAGACTGCGGGGCTTTCACCCCAGCCTAGGCCTGCAAAGTGCTCTACCGCTGAATCTTCGACTTTCTGTAGTGCTTCACAGTTCTCTGTTGCGCGCATGCCGCATCGAGTGATGCACAAGACTTTCGGCAAGTGCGCGCACGTTGTTAGGGCTAGGCATGCGGCGGCAAGGAGCTTCAAGGGTGCTCTTTCCCGTCGAGCCATATTGGAGCCGTAACGCTTTTCTGTCCACCGTGGCGGTTGTGAATAAGGAAAAAGGACTGCTGTGGTTCCTCGTAAGCAAAGCCGTTTGTCTGGGCATAGGCATTGTACCCAATCAAAGAGCCGTTCATCATGAAATTCCCGCCGTCCATGTAGTGATGGAAGTGCCCCATGCAGGTTAGCTGACAAGGGCTCGAGGAGTTCCATTGCGCTAAGCGTTTGTTGATTGGAATCGTTGGCCCGCCAATTCCACCAGCGAATTTAATCTCGTACCCGTGAATTAGCCTCATCTTGAATTTATCGAAGAATGGGCGAATCACCTGCGCGTGCTCTGCCACCTTGATTGTGACTCTAGGTTCCTCGGCAAAGCGCGCCGCCAACATGTGGTAGGCCATCGTCTCAAGGCTAGTACCAGTCGGGTCGTTGAAGTGCATCTTCTTTGTCATACGCCCGTGGTTTCCTGGCAATGCGTCAATGACGATGTTGTAGTCCGAATTTTCTAGCAAGAAACGAATCCCGGAATACAGCAGCGTTTGTGCGTAATGTGCCGCCTTGCCCGGTGCCATCGCTGTCCCTGCCAGCAACTCCTCGTGAATCCAGCCGGAAAATAAGTCTCCGAGGATTCCAATCCACAGCGTGCGAATCTCGCAGTCTCTCGCCATGATGTCGGACAGCCTAAGAAAATGCTGGAAAAAGTATTGGCTGCGCTGTTTGGCAATCTCTGGGGAGTATTCGTTCAAGCCTAAGGTGCTGCCAGAAGACACGAGCTCATCGACGTGCCAATCAGAAGCGAGCGCGGCCGCAATCCCTTCGCTTTGCTCTATGGTCTTTTTAGGTATCCAGATTTCCGGCAACGGCCCGGCGGCCTGTGCCGCGGCTCTAACTTCTGCCCTAAGGCGAATTGTTTCGGCTACAAGCGCCGCGTGTTCACGCTTAAGGTCTCGTTTGTTGGCCGCTTCGACGTGGGCACGTTCGGCAGATTCGAGCGGTGGAAGAGGAGGGGGCGCGGGCGCTTTTTCTGCTCTTGCCGCAGGCATCGGCGCGGTTGGGCGTGCTTGCTTGGCCGCCGCGCGAAAGGCATGCACACGCACCTTTCTACAATCCCGGCACGTGGCGTCTAAGCCGTCCTTTTTTGTTCGGTCAGAAGTAAAAGAAGTCTTCGGAAGGTTTTTCTTGCATTTGTTACAACGTTTGATAATTGACACGCAGCCTCATTTCTTCCACAGGTAGACCGCTGTGGCACCGGCGGCGGCTCCAGTTGCGAGCGCCCCGGCCACTAAGACAACCATAAGAAGGGGGCTGACGGAAGGCTTGGCCGCCATTTCGTCGACTTTTTCTCGCAGCATGTCGTTTTGCACAGTCTTCTCTGTCACTTCTGTTTGCATTGTAGTGTAGAGGTGCTCAAGCCGTATGAGACCTTTTTCATTCAGGTACACGCCCGACGTGACGGAAATGGTCTCTTTCTTGGCGTCTTTGATTACGGTGAGCGTGCCTGATTCAACCTGCAGCAGAACCGGGGCATCGCTTTCTTGGGCGAAGCTATTGGCAGCCACAGCCAGGCACAGAAAAAAAGCCAGCGCTTTCATTTGGAGCTATCCTTGAAGGCGTCGCGAAGCGACTTAGGCACTGCCTTTGATGCTGCCTCTTTGCCCGCCGCTTCGGCCTCGGCTTTGATTTTTTCAGCATCGGCAGTCTTGATGAGCGTCATCAAATGCTTGACCAAGGTCCACCCGCCCGACGCGGTAAAGGCCACCTTGAAGGCCGCCAAAGCCAGCGCTGGGTTCATGGCCTGTCCGGCCATCAAGGCCGAACCGGTTGCACCGGCAAAGGAGCCAACAAGAGTGAGAATCGCGCCACCGGCCTGCGTTTGCAGGAAAGGCACGCGCGGGCCGAGAAATTTTCGCACAAGATACACGACGAGCACCAAAGCGAAAGAGAAGATGAGCCAGGCGTTTCCGGTCTGCACAGCCTTCCAAGCGAGTTGGGCGAAAACTTCGAGATTGTCAGGGTTCAGAGTGTCCATTTTTTCATCCTATCCGATTAAGGGTGCGCAAAGAAACGGGGTGTGATTTTGCCGAAACCTTTGGTGATTGGTCCAAGTGAAAAGCACAGGTTGCCGGCCTGCGCTATTAGCGTTGAGGGCTCCCGTGCCGGCATTATCGCCGCCACGTGCCCGATGCCTTTTGGATTCTTCCACAAAGCCACCGCCGGTTTGCCTAAGCGCGCGCATTCCCTGGCTTCTTTTTCGGTGACTTCGCTCCAGCCAAAGCGCTTCCCGTGTTTCAGAATCCAATCAACGGTTTTGTTCGCGCTAAGTTCCGCGCCCTTTCCTGGCTTGCAGGGGTCGCCTTTTTCGTCCACCCAGTGGGGGATTTCTGCCCCCATGGCGGAAGTGAAATCCCATAGGAAGATGTTGCAGAAAGTCTCGCGCTTACCGTCCCCGTTCATGTCTCTGGGAGTGTATCTCGGGTTGATGCTAACTTGCAGACTGTCTACTACAGACTGAAGTTTCCATGGCGCTCTATCGTTTTCATCTGAACGCAACGTGATTGGATAAGGTAGCCAGGGTTGAACAAGCTTTGGGAGCATCACTCACCTCTCAAAAGCAAGAGCTCACTTTCAAGCCTGTCGACTCGGGTTCTAAGCACGGCAACCTCAGTGTTGTTGCTGTGGAGACTTGCGGCCAGCGTGTCCAACTTTGCCCCCATTTCAGTGCGAATTTCTTTCAACCCGTCGGTCAAATCCCCAAAGGCTTTGCGCGCAAGGAATCCGGTTACAGAGATTCCGGCCAAGAGGACAAGCCCAACAACTAACGTCATGGAATCGGCCGGGAAGTTCATTGTGTCCCCATGATTAGGATGCAGATTGCAACGCCAGCGTCAGTCCCAGGCACGAGCGCGGCGTAGTTCTGAGGAGCAAAAGGGGTATCTAGCGCACGAATTTCGAATTCTACATAACCTGTAGTTCTAGCGTAGTGGGCAGGGAAACTCCAGGTCGCGTTTTGCGTAGTGATAGTGTACTGCACAGCATAGGTCGTATCGGCCATGTCATCGGTGAAATCGAGCCGGCAGATTCCACCAGGATTGGATACAGTGAACCCATTAACGTTGAAACCGTCCAAAATCGTTGGCCCCGACACCGCATCGGTGTAGACGTGCGCCCAGGCTTTGACCAGATTTCTAGGTGTGAGTTTGTTTGTAAACCCGGTGCCTATTGTGCTGTATGTTGCCGGGTCAAGGTCAATTGTTCCTGCGGCCGTGATTACCGGCAGCTCTGTGCTGTCATCCCGCTCTGCGTAGACCCCGGCGGCTGTGCGTCCGGTAAAATATCCGCCGATGCCGTTTGTGGCACCACCGGTTGCCTGAATGCCGACGCCGGCAGTATGTCCCGTGAAATGTCCACCGGCTGCCCCCGCTGCGCCACCAGTACCTTTTACACCAGCCGCCCTGCCTTCTCCGTGAACACCGTAAGAAGAAGTGCCGGTTGAAATCCCCTTCAACGCCGTGGCTGTGTTGGTATTGTTAACGAAGTAGCCTCCAAATGCGGCTGCATCGACGGCACCACCTGCCACGCCGTGGCTTGTCCCGGTGTTTAGGCCATTTACAGCCACGTTGGCACCAGCGTTTGAAGCATTCAAAGCAGGGTTAGCTGAAGTGACTGCTACTGATACGTTGTTTTGAAAAGTGTGAAGGCCTGTCCAAGTGAAGGCCTGAGCTTCAAGGTCGTCTAGGTACGCCGTCCACTCGTAGGTGAGCTTCTGCCACCAATTGAAATATGAGGAAGGCGGTTGCTGTCCAACGGTCCACCCGGAGACTTTTTCTCCCGCCGACGGTTCCGTGTTATTCGCGCCGCCTGTATTCCAAGCGGGTAAGCTTGCAGGTTTTGTGGCCATGTCTTTTTATAACACCGCGCCGGAAAAATACCCAGTGTCGAGGGCTTGTGCTACCGTCCCATCGAGGGTGAAAGTGTCCGCGGCGGCTTCTGGGCTCCAGTGAAATCGCCCGCCTATCCCACCTCCTCGGGCGGTTCTAAGCACTCGCGCGAACCTTGCGGCCTCCGCATCTGTGATTGCGGCGTCGTAAAGGCGGAAGTTGAAGGCCGCTGGAAACCAATCCTCAAGCTCCATGGTGGCCGCGACAGGCTTTATCAGATTGAAAATAGCATAGAGCTCTTCTGCGCAGCCTGACGAGCGGTTCACCAATACCTGAGCACGCAGACGCAATCGGTAAGGTTCGTCCGTGTCACTCTCTCTTGCCGCGCCGACTATTTCCCCCAATACGTCAAGCTGTGCTCCATCGGCTGTTGCAATCAGCCGCTCAAGACGCAAGTCAGTCAACGCAGCTGAAAGCTCCACCGCTTGAACGCGAAGGGCGTCAAGGATGGCTTCCATGTTCGGCTTGCCACGGATGTATTGCGCGAGCCGATTGGTTTCGGCTTCTGCCGCCTCCGCGGAGCCGTCCAGTAAATCTAATTCCCAAGAGAATGAGACTGTCATTCTGAAGCCTCCAAACCTGCCGCGTCTATCGCGTAGACATCAAGCCGCATCGACGCGGGCCAGCCACGGTCGCGGGAAAGAGTGTAGCGCCACCCTCCGGAAATAACTTCTCGAGTACTTCCACGGTAGGGTGTCGTGAATCTGTCACCGTCATGGGCAAGTTCAGGGGCGCCAGTTCCGCCGAACTGAATGGCTAAAAGTATGCGTCTGAAGCTAGCGTTGTCTGTAACGTCCACCACTACATTCGTGCTCGGAATGATGGTGGAACCTTCAGCCGGTGATACTAGCGTGACCGTGGGTGGTGTTGTATCCGTTGCCACTGCAACGTCGAATTCAACGCTAAGGGCGCTTACTTGGGCGTCATAGTCTACAACCGAAGTACCATCCCAGTTATTCAAATCGGCCATCGAGACACCTCAGAAAATAGGAAGCACGCCGGGAAACGGAAGAAGAAAGTCGCCAATCACAAGGCGCTCTTGCACAGTGCCGTCCATTTGACACCCGACCGGCGCATTCCCGACGGTGTACCAATCAGCCATTATTCCTCGCTTGGCCACGTGCGACGAGGTCAAATCTCGCACCGTCACCGGGTCAATCCAGTGCTCACCACTCAAAGCGTCCCTGGCGTGAGTGCCTGCTAGGGCGGTTCCGGCGCTGACGAAGCTGGTCAACCCTCCAGCGGTTTTCATTGCCGTATTGTTCCGGACCCTTCCGCTTGTCTGCGCGGCGGTGCCGGCCCCGGCCATTGTTGGAGCGCCTCTACCTGACGAGGCATTGTGTAGCACAAGAAAACGATTGTACGAATCTGCAGCAGAGGATGTCAGCTGAAAGGCTAGGAAGGTGCTGAATATTCCGGCCCCCGCGCGCGATAAATGGAATTGAAAAGAATGGTCAGCTGAATTTGTTACCAGATGGGCGAACCCTTTTGCCCCCAATAATGCTGAATCGCCGAATATGGCGGCTGTCACTGATGAGCTGTTGTTTGAGGTGCTCCCGGCGTACCAGTCTGCCGACGCTGTTGGTCCCGCCGTAGTTGAACCGGCGCTAAACAAGCCTGTGGCAGCTGCGCCGATTCTTCCAACGCCGTTAGAGCTAGAGTTCAAATCAATGAGGATATCGTGCGTCCCGTTTGTCCCACGCCACCATGAATGGGCCGAACCGCTGTTATTGTTGACCAATTTGGAAGCGTCGAAAGCCGTACCCCACAAGTCGGTCACGGTGCTGACTGAAGCTCCGTCGCATGAGGCGGCGTGCGTCCAAACACTTTGAGCCGAACGGGCGCCACTCTGGGCCCCATTGATTCCTGACTGATTCGTGAGCAGTGCTTTCAGCGCCCAGAAGGCTGCTTTGTACGCCAGCGCCAAGGTGCTTGTGTCGGCCAACGGCACGTTAGCGTGTGCATGGTAGGTTTTAGAGAGAGCGGGCAACGCCATTGTTACACCGTAGGCACTACGCTAGGGAAAGGCACAAGCAAGTCACCGACAACTACACGCTCTTGTGCTGCTGCGGAAGGCACGGAACTTCCTACCGCGGGCGTGCCTACAAAATACCAGTCAGAAACAGTACCGCGTTTTGCGATGTAGCTTGTCGTAAGGTCTCTTACTTCTATAGGGTCGGCCCAGTAATCACCGGTGACGGCGTCGGTCCCGTAGGTGCTGGCCATCGTTGTACCTCCAGATTGAAGGTAGACTAGCCCACCAGCGCTTTTCACCGCTGTGTTGCTGTGCGTTCTGCCTGAGCAGTTGGCCGCGACACCGATTCCGCCGTTAAGCAGTGGAGCCCCTCGGCCTGTTTTTCCGTTATGGTTCAGCAGAAAATTGTTGTAGCTGTCGTTAGCGCCTGCTGTTTTTTGGAGAGAAAGGAATGAATTGAAAATACCTGTGCCGACTCTTGAAGTATGAAACTGGAAAGAAAAATCCGTGCTATTTGTCACAAGGTGGGCGCGCATTGCAGAACCTGTTGCAGCTGTGTCCCCAAAAAGAGTCACGGCTGTGCTGGCGCTGTTATTTGTAGCTGTGCCTGCATACCAGTCGGTAGATGCCGTGGGCCCCGCCGTAGTGGAGCCAGCGCTGAACGCCCCGGCCGGAGCCATTGCAATACGGCCTGACCCGGCTGTGGCCGAATTCATATCGATTACAATGTCATGCGTGCCGTTCGTGCCTTTCCACCAAGAATGAGCTGAGCCGCTGGTATTAGGCACAAGCTTTGTGGCGTCGAAAGCGTCTGGCCACAAGTCTGTGCCGGTACTGACAGAAACACTGTCACATGAAGCTACGTGCGTCCAAATACTCCCGGCAGGGCGCGTGCCGCTCTGGGTACCACCAAGGCCGGTCGCGTTTGTGAGCAGAGCCTTAAGCGCCCAAAAGAAAGACTTCCCAATCAAGGCAGCAGTAGACGTATCAGGAAAGGGCACGTTAGCGTGCGCGTGGTAGGTTTTAGAAAGAGCGGGTAGCGCCATGGTTAAATCTCACGGTGTAGCGTAAACAACGTTGACGGTGATGCGGCTCGTGTCGTAAACCGCGAGCTGCCGCAGGCTGATTGAAACTGTGACAGAAGCGCCCGGCGCCGGCGCCGTTCCAATGTATGCAGTGGCGTCTAACACACCGACCACGCTAAAAGTTTGCGCCACGATTGCGGCAGCAACAACGTCTTTCCCTGTGCGCTGTGCGTCGCCCCATGCGACGATGGCCGCCTTCACCTGGTCCGCTCCGTCCGAAGGCCAGTTTTGTTGCTCGGCCGTAACGTTGACAACCACGTAGATGTTGACGTTTGTCGGGCGGCTGAATTGTACGGTGTGCGAGATTCCTTGCGAGTCTACATGCGTGCCGGAGGTCGTGCCGTAGGTCCGAATGCCCGCCGCAGTGTTGGTCCACAGTGCTTCGCGAATGTCCGCATCAAGGCCTCCCTGCACGAGTGCTTCTACAGAATGTGGTGGAAGCCCGTCACCGTCGGTAACGTCGGTGACATTCTCGAAAACCGTACAGGCCGTGACAGAATCGACGTCTAGAATCGCTGAGCGAATGGCCTCCACCGCGGCGCGCCCGGCGGTTCGGAGCTCCTCGGCTCTGCGAAGACGCAAGGCAGCGTCCGTCTCTGTGTCGGCGCCAAGCGTGGCGTCAAGCAAGTTGTTAACACTGGACCATCCAGCCACGGGCGTTTCAATCGTGGTGATGGTGAAGGCATTCCCGACTTTCGGGCCGTCATCTTCCGATTCCGCTGCGATTTCGACTTTGCCGGTGCCTTCCCCGACGTACCGCCAAACTACCGTGCCGTCTGTGATTGCAGAGGCGGTAGTTGTCGGGCCCCCAGCTGCCGACGTGCCCGCAGTAGTGCAAACATAGACGCGTTGAGTCCCTCCGTTGCGCACGAAAGTGCCTAGCGTGTAGGCAGTTGTGGAGGCCCACGCCGAAACGGCCGCTATCGTCCCGTTCGCAGTGGTTACAAAGCGCACGCCGGTGCCGGCTACGCTCACGACCCGGCCGGTTGAAAGCACTGTTGCAGGCGTGCCGGTGGCGATAATCGTGACGGTTGACGGGCGTGAGGGTTCTCTTACCGTGCCGGTTATTGCGGCCACATTGTCAAGGCTCACGCCCGTCGCGTCACTCGGGGAAAAGGCAGAATAGACACCTTGCGCCTGTGCCCACAAATCAGCGTAGCGCTCTGCCATCACTCCGATTATTTGGGAGAAATTGGATTGAGGCGTCAAGTCAATTGACTCACCAAACGATGCTTTGAACGCAGCCTCGAGCTCCGCTTTTATGTCGTCCAGCGTCTTTGGTACGAAGCCTGTGAGAGTGAGCCCGAAAGCCATTTTAGATTACCTCGGTTGCGGAGAGCTCGCCAACATCTGAGCTCGCTCTGTAGCTTACACTTAGAGTGCGAGCAGCGCCATCTACAGAGAGCGAAAGTTCGTTGACGGCTGTTATTCCGGGCGTTGCAAGAATCTCTTTTCTGAAGAGAAATTGAAGGACGTTCATGTCCGGATTCTTGACAAAAATGTCTTGGAAGTACGGCAGTCCGGCGGACTCATCAAGAAACCACTCACCCTTGAAAAACTGCATGCGGATTTTAGCAGCCTGCAGAATCGCGGCAGCGTCAGAAACCAACACCAAATCGCCGGCCGCGATGTCCAAATCACCATCAACATCAAGCGCAATGTCGCGTACAGTCATGGACTAGCCTCGAATCTTAACGGTGTTGGATTTAATTTCACCGACAGGTGCCGGACCTACGGCAGAAGGAAGCGCCGGCTCTAGCGGGCCTGTAGGCCCTCCGCCAGGGGGAGCTAGATGCTCATGGGCGTTATACAACGTCACAAAAGCGTCCACAGTATTGCGCAAAGCTGTGATTTCATTCTTTGTGGCCGTGGCCAAAGCGGCGAAGTCTGAAGATGCCGTGTCCTCTCCGATTGTTACAACTCCGGATTCTGCGCCGCTCCACGCCGCGTTGTTCGGGTGCAGCCCCGGGATTGCCACGGCATCACTCAAATGGTGGCGGCGCTCATCTTCCGGTGAAGCTTCCCCGCCCTGTGCAAGCCAAGAATCAATCGAGCGGTCGGAGAACACAAGTAATACGGTATCACCCGCGCGCACGGGAAAGGTGATGCGCATTCCTCCGCCGCCTGGGAAAACTACCGGAACGTTTGTCACCACAGGCAGGCGCGCAATCTGTCTTTCGCCATCCTCGTCAACGTAACTATCCTTTAGAAGTGGCTGCACGTCCGCAAGCTGCGTGGCGTCGTCATACTTCTCCACGCGCGCGGGCATGGACACGCGCAAGTCAGCAAACGCTTGCGCTTTGAAGCGGTTGAGTAACGCGGCCAACGTAGGAGTGCGAGGGCTCATGTCAATGGAATTCCTTCAACTTCAGAATAGAAGTCTCCACCATGGGTGTCCCCCGTGTGTGTGAGCGTCTGAACTTTGAAATCACTTTTCACAGAGTCGGCCTCTACCCTCACCCTACCACCTACGCGAAGGGACGGCATCAAAAGACTCTTAATCTTGAGCGTTTTAGGTTTTTGCGTCGCCTTGTTTGGGCTGGCCGCCTCAGGTGTGCCGTAGGTCGGCGAGCCTATCAACCCGGTCTCGCTGTTCAACACAATCAAGGCGCTTTCGGTGGTGCCGGTAGCGCTAAGCACCTGCAGCTCACCGTCCTGGATTGACCACTCTAGGCCAGTGCCCGACAGCAGCCGGTCAAGCTCTGTCGACGCCTTACCGAAAACCGAAGTCCCTTGGGTGAACTGCCTTTGCAGAGCATCGACAATTCCTTGCGCTTTCGTTGAATCAACTCCAAGGGAATCCGCCACTTTTCGGAAGACAGAGCCAAGAGAGTTTCCGGCCTTGAAAGACTCCGAAACCCGCGCGTGCCTGTAGGCGCGCTCGCCATCCCCTAGCTGTAGCCGCGTTACCCAGTCGGCTTTTTCCCTGACGTGCTCTGCGTACCGCACATCGCCAACGAAAATCTGGGCCACGTTTCCAGCATATCCGGCCTCGATTCGAACGCTCAGCCCCTTCGTTTCTACCGCCCTTCGATGCTCTTCGTTCAAGTTGTAGATGGAAAGTTCACACTCGTTCGGCTCTTTGCTCAAGGTTTTCTTTACGCGGAACTGCACGCGCAGCCCGGTTATTTCCAGCGTGCCGGCGATTACGCGCACGGCTCTGCTAAAAAGGCGCGTCACGTGGAAAGCTCGCTTTCACTGAAATACAGCAATAGCACTCGAGTGCCCAAGTCATCCCGTCCCGGTGTCTTCTGCTCGCCCCCGGTATCTTGCGCCATCAGCATGCCGGGCGGCAAACCAGGCGTGGCGTAATATTTCGCAAGGGGCCAGTCACATGTCACGCGCAACCCCTGGAGCAACGCGTCGCCGTTTGAGGAAAACAGCGACATGAACCAGCCCTCTTCAATCGTGTTCCAGAAAAACTCGAAACCGTACACAACACCGTCAAGCGTCGTGTCAAACGAGTAGTGAGGTAGGTCACTTCGCAATGGCAGGGTAAGAGTCATTGGAGCCCCAAAAGACGAGAGAGGCCAGCTCCTCTTGCTAGTGATTGGTCCACAGTAGCTTGAGGAGTCGTTTTAGAGTTTACGTTGCCAAGGTCTCTTTTCTTTTTCGGCTTGTCCTCTGAAACAGGTTGTTCAACAGTGCGCGAATTCACGATGGTAATTTGCTTCAAATTGATTGAAAAGCGCAGCCCGTCGCCGCTTGTAGCGTCGCGGGGAATGTTCAAATCTGTAATCAGCATGTTTTCGTAAGTCTGAATTGCTGTCACAACGGTGATAAGCTCCGCCGCATCTTTGAGGCGTAGCAACTCGCTGTAGGCTTCTTCCGCTCTATTACCAGCCAAATCAGACCGCGCGCTGTATTGCGTGGAGCCGCTAAGTCTGGCCGTCAAAGCCGCGGACGGGTCGGGCAAGTGGAAGTTGCTTACCAACCCCTCAATGCGGAGCGATTGTGGCAACGCGCGCGCATGGTCACTGATATTCACACCGCGTTCAACCGGATGCTCGGTGACTTCGACTTTTGACTCGTGTGTCTCGGAGACAGAGGCGTCAAGCTGCACCGTTCCAATAGACGCTCGTTGCTTTTTGAAGAGAAGGGAAACCATTACTCAACCCCCGAAGCGGCGGAGCGCATCTTTCCATCCCACCAACTTTCGTTGGCCTCGGCCACTTTTCCGGCCAAGTCTTCCACAGACATGCCCGGCGTCGCATTCACGGTTATATTTGAGGTGAAACTATTGCCGCCGACCGGGGCCGAGGAGCCCTTAGGCACAAAACCGGACGGTGTTTGATACCCCAGAAAGTTTGGGTTCGCCTCTGGCGCGCTGCTGAAGAATGGCGCCAGCTTGTCGAGAATGAAGCTCGTGACTGGGCCGGTGTCTGCCTTGACCTGGGACACCGTTTTGACTTCCACCTTGCCGAAGAGTTTTTCGCCGATGTCGATGATTTTCTGTGTGAAAGCGGTGCCAAGCCAATCCAGAAAGGCTTGCAGAAATGTCTGCAAATCCCCGAATTCGCGCTTTACATAGTCAACAAAATCCCCCGTTACGGTTTTGCCTCTACCAGAGAAAAAACGGTAAAGGTCTTCGAGAACGAATACAGCAGCCGCAACTGCTGCCGCAATTAACAGAAATGGGGCCGCTGCGGCGGCCCACGCTAGGACGGTGCGAATTGCGGCCGTTACGGCGGCAGCGGATAGGGCCGCGAACGCACCGCCGGCTGTAATCAGTGCGGCCACAAGCACACTGCCGATGGCCACAGCCGCGAACTTCGCCCATTTTTCCAGCTGCTCCATCGAAGGAAGGCTTTGTCCCACGCGCTTGATGAAGCTCAAGACAACATCTGCACCCTTTTGGAAAACCGGCAGAAACTTCTTGGCAATCTGGTTTCTAAGGCCTCCGGCTGCAACGGATATCCGTGTCAACGTATCGTTGAAGCGCTCACTGGCATCAATCGTCTCTTGGTCGAACACTGCACCGAGGGCGTTTGCCTCTGCCGCCATTGCCTCTAATTCTTCGCGGCCGCCGCGAAGCATCGGAATCAAAGCCGTGCCGGTTTTTCCCAAGTGCTGAATCGCGAAGGCAGCACGAGAGCCGTCATCCGGTAGTTTTTGGAGTTGGTCAGCTAACTCCAACAGCCGTCCTTTGACGTCTTTCACACCCGACTTGGCAAGAAACCTCATCGACTGCTCAAGAGACTCCGTCGATACGTCGGCAAGCTTCGCGGCGTAGGAAAGCTCCTGCAGTGCGGCTGAGTCCACGCCGGTACGCTGCGCCATCTTCCCGGCGGCGTCGGCGGCTTCAGTCATTGAGTGGACGGTGTGGAAAATAGCCGCTGCGGCCGCTGTAGCCGCGGCCCCGGCCGCTAGAAGGCCTGTGCGGATACTGCCTAAAGCCTTCTCCCCGCGCGCGAAAGTCGCCTCGTCTATTTCAAGCCCGAGTAGGGCCACAAGCTCTTGAACAACCATGGCTGAAGTCTACCCTTTTTTCTTGGAGTTCGCCTCTCGCTCCGCCTCTTGCCAAGCGTCGAGCGCCTCATTCCGGTCTATGACGTCATTCACTGAGTACCAGGTCTCAAGCTCTTGGAGGGTGGCTATACGCTCCAGCAAAAGCCGCTCGCAGGACCAGGTTGGAATCAGGTGCTCAATCCGCCGGAAGGCGGCACCGCCAGAGGTGCTTGCGCGCTTGCGAGGAGCGCGGGCAAAAAATCCTGATAGTTGACCTCAAGGGCGAACTTCACCGCCTTAAACAGCGTGGCCGTGCGACCGGCCAGCACGTTGTCGAATACCGGCATAAGCTGGAAAGTGTTGCCATTTTCGGTGACGGTAGCGGTTTCGAACAATTCCCGCACAATGCTTTCGGCATCATCGGCGGACAATCGGTCAAACAACAGAGCGATGCCGTCGGCCATGTCGGCAACATTCATCGAGCCGAGCTTGGCCGGGGCTTTGTCCGGCGCCCCGCTCAGCGCTTTGAGCATTGCAGGACCTACCGTTTTGCCCAAGCGGTGCAGCAGTTTAAGGCTGCGCATCGCCGGTAGTTGTTGCACTGTGAACGTAAGCCCGTCAATTGTCTTTTCTTTTTGTTGTCTTGCCACAGAAGCGGCCTCCCCAGGCGCTTTTTACGGTTTTTTACAGCAACCCGCCGACGAAGATGGACAGGTCTTCGCACTCGAAAACCCACTCAACTGTGCCGGCCTCTTTTGCGCGGTCTACCACCGGCAGTTTCTTAATCCAGGCGTTCGAGGCGCTCACCAACGTGGTGCCATTCGCCTCTTTGAGGAAAAGTACAGAGACCCCGGAGCCTGAAATTTCATCAGCCACAGCGATTGCGGAAAGGGCATCATTCGACTGACTTGATGCCATCAGCGTCACCGTCACAAGGCCAGAGCGGTTGCGGTTGTGACTTCGCGTGGCCTCTCCACTCGCCCCTACCACGAGGGTGAAGGCATCTTCATTGCGCTCGACGCTGATATAGGTATCGGGCGCAAATCCGGTAATGTTCAGCCCGGCGAAGCTGAGCACATTCAACATAGGGTCATAAGTAGCGGTAGCCATTTAGATTTTCTCCTTAGACTGAAATGACGCCGCTGATGTTGACGGCTTGAATGGCGCCAGCGAAAGTGGCGTCAAACTTAACATTGTTGAGAGTGCGTGAGGCCTTATCGAGAGCCGACACGTCGGCCGCGCGTGGAACGGTGACGGTTGGCGCCGGGTCATCTGCCAAGCCGCCAACGGCGACGCCTGCTTGCAGCCATGAGCGCACGATGCCTTCAATCACGGCGATGCCGGCATCGGTGTACGGGATTTTCTTGGACGCGGCCAGCGCGGCGAAGATGCCTTCAGACATGCGCGCCTCGAGCCAGTCTCGGAAACGGATGATGTCAATCCATTCGTTGCCCGACACGGTGCCCTTGTTCGTCACGTTGACGCCCGCGATGGTCTCGTAAACGTTGCAGTATTTAGCAAGCGCGTTGGTGCGGTGCGTTGCAGTGAGAGTGCTCACAGAAACACCAGCGAGGGTTTTGAACGCCCAGGTTTCGGAGCCAGGGTCGAGGGGCAAGCACTTTCCAGCCCACGCGGCATCGGCGAAAGCGTCCGTCTTTCCATTGTAGATGAGTGCGGTTCGGAATTTCGTATCAGCCTTCAAGAGGCCTGCAATGGTCTGGCTTCCACCGGTGTCGGAACCGTCCGACAACGTGATGACCGCAGAGTCCTGCGTTTGGGCGAAATAAAGCTTTTTGTTCGCTTCGGCGAAATCCGAAATAGCGTCGATGCATGCTTTGCTGCCAAAGCCGAAAAGCATCCCATACCAACTAGAGTCTTCGAGGGCAATTGCGGCGAGGTCTGTGGCCAAACCGGGGTCGGCATGGTCTTGAGCCAGCGCGAGCAAGCTCGTGTCGAGCACTTCCACGGAAAAGAAAGCGCCGGCCGTGTTCGCGACAATCCGCATGTATGTGGTTTGGTCGCTCACAGTTACGCCGAGCGAGAGAGCATCAATCGCCGCCTTCAAGCCGGTGATTATTTCCGTCACGGTTGCGGACGAGTCAGAGGTAAACTCTACAAGCGTGCCGTTGACGCGCATCTGATACAAAGTCGAGTTTGACGCGGTAGGCGTAACAGCCCAGCGCTGTGTCGGCTTGTTCGCCAGACGCCCAACTGCCAAGGTGGGTGGGCGCGGGTTCTGTCCGAACACTGCCGCCGCCATCTTGTAGGTCGCCGTAGTCGTAGCGAAGTCAACGCCAACGCCAGTCAAGGATGTATAGAAGCGGACTCGCTCAGTAAAACCTCCAGGCGTATCAGGCGCCAGAATGATTGGCACGCCAAAGCCGGCCTGCTCGACCGCCGCACTTTCCGAAGTAATTGTAACGGTGACAATGTCTGAAAGGGCCATTTTTTAGAATCTCCGAATGGGATTGTACCAATTGGGGGGCTAGATGTCGATTGTCGCTCGAGCGCCCAAATCAGGGGGGCCGAGATAGGACGTAGTGTTGACTGTGGCGATATATCCAACATAATCACTCAAGCTTTCTCGAGTGTAGAACCTAACGCGCAGCATTGCACGTCCCTCAAAAAGGGCATGGTTGAGAGCCGTTACATTTTGAACCGGCCCGACATCGAAGGGTGAGCACCCGGCTGCGGACAAAGCCGAGCGCACCGAAGAAAGGCCAAGGGCAGTCTGACAACGCCCTAGAATAGCGGTTCCAGCAGATACGCAAGTCACGGCAGAAGTGAAAGCTTGAAGCGTCACGGTAAACTCTCGAATGCCGTCTGCCCTCATTTCGATTTCTTTCCCTGCTGGGCGCGAAAGGTCGGTATTTTCCGTCACCTCATCCATTAGCCCAACCATGGAAATGTCGCTGATTTTCAGGGTGATGATGTCTCCTGCCGGGCGCGTCCCTGTCTGGTCGGCCCAAATCACGCGCGCATCTGGGTATGCTGAAGCGGCCTTCACCCAAGTGCGCAGCGCATCCTCGATTCGGCACCATCTTGCGGCACCGTCGGACACCATGTAACCGCTCAATGCAGCGGAGACTGAAGCCGCGCCATTTATCTCTGTAAAAAATGTGACAAACCCAGTGGCCTCTACGGCGAGCATTCCCTCCAAGGAAATTGCCGTCGAAAGTGAGGCGGCGAGGGTTGCCGTAGCAACGGGTGCAGCCGCTAGAGCAATCCCGGTAGTGAGGTCTGCAGAGGTCGAAGCACTTGTGCTGAAGCTACCTGTGACGGCTCCGCTTAACGGTGCAGGGTCCGCTTCAGAAGACCATGGACCAACACCTGGTGCCGTTAAACTGTACCCGTTAGGCCCAACGTCGGTGAGCTTAGAGGCGGCATCTACAAGAGGCCATTCAGCTGTGAGGTTTGCCGTTCTAGAGGCAGATGTTGCTTGGCGCTCGGCCTCAATCTCAGCGTCCGAAAGAATGGCGTTCCACACGCGTACAAACGCCATATGCGCGCGCGGGTACATCGCCGTGCCGAACAAAGAGCCGCCAACTGCTATTTGAAATGAAGCGCTTTGAGCTGTAATCGTATTGCTTGCGTGGCTGACCGCTAGATTCTCCTGTCCTCTGGATAGCGTTCCCGTCAAGCCGTTTATGCGCATCGCCAGAAAATACCAGGTGCCATCGCTTAGCGCAGAGCCTAGAGTTACTCGTGAAACAAAGCCTCCACCGACGTCTAGAATCGTTGGCACGCCGCTATTCAGCGCAAGCGCATAGGCCGAACCGGAGCCACTGCTATAGAACAAGCTTTCCGGGTTGCCGCTGGCGCCCGTCTGCGGCTTTACCCACAAAGTGACAGTATAGGCGGCGTTGTTGGCGGGAACGCTGCCTGACGTGTTCAGCAGCCTGTCTGCGTGTGCATCAAAGCCGACTGCCATAGTGTCCTTTTAGGCGAACGTCACGCCAAGAGCTGCGGCCGCAAAGCTCGGGGCCGGGTCGCCATTGTTGACGGTTTTCGAGACAGTCAAGGCGCCATGAAAAAGAAGGTTGCCACCACTGACAGCGTCGAAGATGCCAAAGTGCGTAATCGTTCCCCAGTTCGCGGTCGGCGTAGGGAATGTGATGGCGATGTTATTTGAAGCCGCGCCGCTGGTACCACTGGAAGCTGAAGTGCTTCCGGCGCCTTGTGTACCGCTCCAGTTAGCGAGGGATGTTGCCATCGTCACGCGCGCGTAGGAGCCGCCCGATACTTCAGTTCCTCCGCCAGAGTCAGAAGGGGCTGCCGTGAAAAGAGCAAAATAAAGGTTTGCCGGAGCGGCAAAGCTTTGCGCCCTGAAAATGTGGTCAATGAGCTTGTTTTCTAAGTAGTCCGACATTGCGGCCATGGTGTTTTTCTCCTATCGAACTATGCGCGAACCGTAGTTATTGGTGACAATTTTAGGCGCACCGAGAGCATCAAGCGCGGCCAAAGTGTAAAAAGTACCGTCGAGACCGAACTCGTTTGTCACTCCGGTGAATGTGGGCACGGTTGCGTTCAAGTCGATTGAACCGCCGCGAATCGCAGAGAAAGCGGTTGTGACGGTGTCAAATGCCGGGGCGTTAATCATCGCCGAAGAATACCCCACAACCTCTATGCCTGTTGTACAACCCGTGATGCGCACACCGCCGTTCATTGACTGTGAAGCGTAAACATAGGGGCTGGTATTCGAGAGAGTGGCACCCACTCGGATGCCTGTCCCAGTGGAGGAACAAGTCACCCATGTAGAGGGGCTCTGTCCACCCTGCATTCCAGCATTACCTACACCGACACCGGTAGAGACTTCCGCAATCAAAGCGAGAGAAGTTCCGACGGCCGGGAAGGCGGTGACGCCGAAACCTGTCCCGGTGGTGGCGCGCACGATGCTAGACGCCACAATCATTTTTGAGGGCTCAAAGCCGGTTGAAGCTGTCTGTGCTGCAGTGATTCCTAGGGCGGAGCCTGCGGTCCCCTCAAAGATGGAACGTGCGATGTTAGCGTAACCGCTTTGCTGAAACATTCCGTTACCTGTGGCGCCCTTCACCCATACGTTCGTTAAATCCAGGCCTGCACCCATATTGGGCGACGGGCCGCTGCCCGAGCTCGAGCGCTCCACCTTCAAGTTTGAAAGATTGAGGGAGCCACTTCCTTGCAGGCCGCGCCAAGTTATTGCCGAAGAAGAAACGAACGTGGAGCCGATTTCCTCAATCGTATAGGCCACGTTTCCGGGCGCAGTACTGGTAGGAATCGTGATTACGGTTGCCGTGTTAGAGGAGATGGGAAACGCCTGGCCACTCAAAGAGCCCGATGCAAAGCGAATGAACTTGTTTTTGAGCTCGTTAACTGTCCAAGACTGCCCGCTGTCCGTGCACGTGCCGGGGCCTGAGGAACTACCGGCGGAGTTAGCGGTCAGCGTGCCAGAAGTGGTACCTGTGGTAAGCGTCGGAGTCGCCATCGTGCCCGTTACCGACAGAGTCACGCCACCGACAATCGTCAAGTCTTTGCGTGTGATGTTCATGGGTGCGGCGTAGGCGCCGGCCGCTACCGTGATTGTGGAGCTGTGGCGTAGGGTGTTCGGAAGCTTGCTCAAGGCACCGTCAACAGTGAGACAGGCCGCACCGGCCGAAGTACACGGGTTGGAATCATTGCCTGTGGTGCTTACGTACAGCGAAATTGCGGCGGTGCTCTGCGTGGAGGCTCCGCCAGGCACGGTCGCGGTATTCGGCACAATCGCTTGGCCGAGAATCAGAAGGGCTACTAGATTCATGGAATTTCCCGTCCCCAGCATTCGACGCGAACTACAGGCGGCACGTTCTGTCCGCCGTCAACACCGACACCGTTCGGTGTGCCTCCGTCGGCTCCAACAAGGTTCCTAGCTTCCGCCGCCAAACGACCGAAGCGCGCCGCTGGCTGGTAGTCTGGGCAGACTTGAGCAGAAGGCGCCCCGCCATCAATGAGCTTGTTTGCTTCAAGCGTGCAATCAAGGGACGTGGCGCTGCGCGTCCAACCCAAGACCGAGTCGTAATACCAGAGAGCCAGGGAGCCGCCGTTGATGGTGCCGCCGTCAAGCGCGCGCACGCTCACTCGACAGCCTTCAGAGTCAAGCAAGGAAACCCCCGCCGTGGCCCCGCTTGGCGTGCCGCCCGCGCTGTCGGACGCGCGCGAGCCCGCCCATGTTGCGGCCGCGAGTACAATCGAGAAGAAAGCAAGAACCTTAATTTTCATTGAGTGACCTTTCCGAGGTATGCCCGCCAATATGTGCCGAGCGTATTCCAACGCTCTACTTTTTGCACTTCCCAGGTGTCGCCGTCAATGCTGATGCGGTCCGGGTCTTGTGTAGACGCCTGCGTTTTCAACTCCACAGGCGACCAAATCGTCAAAATCTCCGCCGTCTGAAGCCCTTCAGACATGCGCTCAAGCTCCCGTCCGGTGACGGGCTGCACGCACGCGTCGACTGTAAAAGTTGAAGTCGTAGGAGCATCAAGACGCCCGTCAGTCCCGTACGCGCTCGGGGAGCGACGTGTCACGGTATACGTACCAGTGACGAACGAGGCGATGACGTCGGTCAAGTCCATGCCTGGATTTTACCCTTTTTTCTTCGAAGTAGATACTTCCCAGGAAATGCTATTCAACAGCTGCCCCGTGTCCACAAGGGGTTTCGGTGCTCCAGGCCCTCGACCCTTTGCGGCTTTTCGCGCAGCTACGGCCGGTGAGTTTGGGGGCTCAATGCCGTCGGCGATTGTCTGCTTCATGTCTGCTGCCATCTTGGCGCCCACAAGCCCTAGGATGTCTTCCGCAGAGCGCGGGTGCGTGAAAATATTCTCTGCCAACTTTTTGAGGGCGGCGGAGTACTTGTCCCGATTCCTAGCGAAAGTGCTGCGAACGAAGCTACGCTCTGGGATGTTGGCGGCAGGAGCTCCAAACTCGTGAATGATAGCCAAGTCAACGTTGCTGACTTCCCCGTCTTCGCGCTCTTTGTCTGAGGCCAAGACGCCGGCCTTGACGTAGCCCTGGCGCAACTTCTTTAGCTCCGAAGCGATAGAGTTAAAGCTGCCGGAGTCCTTTTTCACCGTTAATTTCAAGCGCTTATACCGAATCGTGCGGCGGGCAGTTGCATCAAAAGCCGCTGGAATTCATTGCCGTAGGCGGTTGAAGAGTAGTCCCCCGAGCTTACGGCATAGGTGCGCGAAACGGCACCTACGGTTTCGCTTTGTACAGCGCCCCCGCCTTCTTCTATTCCGGCAAGCGTACCCAGATGCGCGGCGAGCCATGCTCGGCCGATTTCAATCTTGGTGCCCCACACGGAAGTTGAAAGCTCAGAATTCACTTGCGCTAGGATGGCCGTTTGAGTCGCCAGCGCTACGGCGGACAACTCTGGAGCCACGGCCTCTACGTCTGCCCATGTGATTGCCATTTTACCTCCTAAAAGCGAAGCCCCTCGAAAGAGGGGCCTCGGCGCGTTAAGTCTTACGGGGAGGCCCTTAGGCCGGTCAGCTTAGCGCGACTTGCCCCGGTCAAGGATTCTTGGTCGTTTGGTATACCTGGCACGCAGGGTTGCCGGCGTCAACGGCCATTGCCGCAACCTTCGTGTGGCTCGAGCTGTCAAACGTCCGCGTGTACTTGGTGTCAGTCAATGGCAGCAAGAAATCAGTGGAGCAATCCGCCGTCAACGTGCTCGTGCCGGTCTTGTAGCACGAGGGAATCGAGCACTGCACGGTGTAGGTGACGTTAGGCGAAATCGTCAAGCTGTTGGAGGTGCCGGCATCCGTGGAAGTCAGCGCGCCAATTCGCGTGTCGTACGCGAGGGCGCGAGAAGCCCACAGACCAAACGCCAGCGAAGCTACCGAGAGAACAATCAGAAGGGCGCGCATTAGATGCCATCTCCATAAATGACCGACTTAGGATAAGGGCTAATAACCCCGCCGGTGCGCATGTGGCAGTTGACAACGTAGCTCATATTGCGTTGCTGCGGCGCGAGTTGTTCAAACTCTACAGCCATCAACAGGCGAATGTTCAAGATGTTCGGGTCATAGGCGACCATGCGGTCAACGCCAAGAGCTCCGGCTCCGGCCAATCGCTCCCAAGACATCACTTCCACGCCGGGGTGATTCGCGAGAAAGAAACTGAGCACGGTTGTATCGCTCGTGGTGCTTCGTGCCTTCGAGCTGATTTGCTCAAACTGCGTGGTGGGCAGAATCAAACGGGTTGGGCGCTCAACTTCCTTGCTGTTCACCACAACTTGGCGAATCATTCCGTTCATATCGGCCAAGATTTCATCCGCGGTTGCCACGGCCCAGGTTTGGCCGCCGCCGGCCTTGGTCGACACGGTGAAAGTTTCCGTGTTGCTCAGCGAGAGCAAGCCCGACAGGCCAGCCGTGGAGTCACCGGTTGCGGCAACGTCGTCGAGTTTCAGGTCGAGAACCTTACGGGCCGCCATGGCGCGCATTCTCTCGAGAGGCTTTCCGGCCTTAGCAGCCGCTCGGATTTCTCCGATGGAATAGCCGAACGCTGCACCGTACGACTGCATACGCTGCGAGGTCTGCGAGCCCTTGACGTTAACCATCGGCAAATCGTCCGAATAGTCGGTGATTCGCGCGGCAGCGCCGAGCTGGTCAAACGACTCATAAGTGACGGTTTCAGCGCCGGGGTCGATGCTGTTGTCCACGGGCAGGAGTTGACGAGCCTTCAAGCCGGCATACTTGACGTCGAATTGCTCGGCCAAAATCTGCTCGAGCTCGCGTTGGAAAAACACATTTTCCGCGGCGTCGAAGTGAGGGAGATTGAACTTCGGTTTGATGATAGACATTTATCAGTTCCTTTTAGAGCGTAGCCGTGTCAACGCTGACCGAGAGATAGACGAGAACAGGGCCTGCGCCAGAGCTGGCCTTAAGAACACGCGCGCCCTTAACTTGGCGGCAGGAGGCGGTATCGGCGTCGTTACGCACCGCGCCGAGTTGCGTTCCTGTGCCGGCCGCGTGGCGCACGTAAACCGCATCACCAATGGCCATTGCCTCTTCACCGAGCAGCCAAACAGCGCCTTCGGAAAGGACGTTGCAGGTGTCGCCAGCTTGGATTGCATTGGTGCCGGTCAAGTCGTCCGGATTGCGCGCGAAGCTGTTCAGAACCGCGCCAGCGAGCTTGTCTGTGCCGCTGTCGACCAGGTCAATAGTGCCTTCCGCTTTGTGAGTGACGAGGATACCGGCCGGAATATCCGAGCCCTCGTCGTTTACGTAGGAATCAATTCGGTGTGGACCTGCATCGCCAAGTTGGCCAGCGAAGGCCGCCGTGAGCGAGCGAGAGTAACTGGTTTGAGCCATTGTCTATTTCTCCTTAAGTTGTTTGTGAGCGTTACGAGAAGCCTCGAGGAATCGGGCCCGGGCCACTTCTACAGGGTCGGTGCCGTCAGTGTGTTTCACCGTCGAGATTTCGCGCACCGCTTCAAGTGCGTCATTCTTCGTGCCGCGTTCGACCGCGAGGTCGAAGCAGGCCATCACATAGGCGTCTGATTTCCCGTCCATCTTCAAGGAAAGCACGTGCGCGGCAACGCTGCGCATCACGTCCAAATCGGACAGGCCGTCGAATTTCTCGGCGCCGGTGAGCTCTTTCGCCTTAGCTTCGAGTGCCACACGGGCTTCGAGCGCGGCTTTCACCTTTGCAGGGGCCTCGGCAAGTTCGGCCTTCAAAGCCTTGACTTCCGCTTCGGCAGAATCGCCCCGCGCCTTCGCCTTCTCGAGCTCGGCTCGCACCTCGGCGATGATTTCGCCCTGCGCTTTCTCGTGCTTTTCGAATGCTTGAGCTGCGTTCTCTGCAACTTCAAATTCGACGTCGTCAATACGAATTTTGTGCATCGTTTGTCCTTTCGGTGTGGATGGTATCATTTCTGCATCTGCATTGTCCATGCGCACCCGAATTTCGGGCCCGGCACGGCCGGCGGCAACAAGGGCGACATGGTTACCGCGCACGTTTCTTTGAATTGCGTCGTACCTCTTGCCGTCGATTTCTCCCGGCGTCATCTCCAGGTCGCACAAGTAGCCGCAGCTCAGCTCTACCTTGCCTGCGGCCATTTGAGACACAACGGCCGAATCAGTGACGAGAATTTTCGCCCTGATTTTGTCGCCGTCTTGATGTGGAGTTTCCACCGTGCCGACCTGAAAAAGCTTTGTGTTTTCAGCATCAAGCAGCCCAGTAGGAGGATGGTTGTTCGTCAACGGAACAAGAGAAAAGGACTCAAGAGAATCTGCGTTGAAGGCCTCATCGGGTGGGCGGTATTCAACCCACGCGGAGCCGTCGGAGCGCAAATACTCCAAAAGGCCGGCTCGCGCGATGTAGCCATCGACGCGTAGCCAGCCATTCTGCATTTTCACAGGCTTTTCAAGCGCCCCTCTATCGAAGCGCCGTACATTCTTTGTGCTCACCCATGCAATTGTCGGACGAGGTGCCCTCTAAGTCAACTTTACGGGCTAAGCCCCTCGCGCGTCGCGGCTTCGGCGGCGTCAATGCCCTCGCGCCGCCAATCGGCATGGTCCGCGTCGTGTCCAGGGTCAATCGGAAGATTCGGGGCGCATCCTTGCAACGCATGCGCGAGCTCATGGCCCAGCGCGCTAAAGGCGGGGTGCGCTGGGTAGGCCCATATAACCATCTCGCCAGTGGTGCAGTCAGTGTAGCCTCGAACTTTGCGCCCCCAGCGGTCGGTCTCAGTCGACGGGTCAACTACGGTGAGTTGGTAAAATGACAACTTCGAGGCTTTGAACTGAGGGAGGCGTGAGACCATCACGGTCTCCACGGCTTGAATGGTGGAGCAAGTCCACGCGAGCGGAACTTCGGAGCCGTCGCGCGCGCCGTGAAATTGAAGGCCGGCCTTTGTCACACAAATAGGAGCGGCACACGAGGAGGCGAACACAAGAACAAGGGCGATGCGTTTCATTTGATTTTTTACCTGTAGATGGAGTTGAAAAGAGTCAATGCGGCCGCTTCTTCGATGCCCTCTAAAGGCTCCCTGTAATAAAGGGCCCTTTCTAATTCCCGCTCAAGCTCCTCTCGCACAGCCTGCTCTGCTGCCGCCCCCCAGCAAATGCCCAGCAAACACGCAACCACGCGTAAACACGCCGGAATACTTCCCCGGAGGGCCTTCGCTGGGCTAAGTTAATCCACCGGGTGTTTTCGTAATAGCGCTCTTGAATTCTCTTTTCAAATGATTCTCGTAGCATGTCTCTATTCTCCTAACCAAAAGCCTCTTTTTTCTAGCCACTCAACCCAGACAGCCTTAGGGCAGCGCGCTACCAACTCACGCAAACTTTCTAGGTTCTGTTCCTCTACCCACTGGCAAGCCTCTTTGCAGGCTCCGTGCAAGAAAAAAGTTCTGGCCCAGTTGTTCTTGTAACTCGTCTTTGCGCCTTTGAGATTAGCTTCCTGGAGTTTGGCTCCTTGAAGGTCTGCATCTTGAAGGTCAGCACATCGAAGGTCAGCGTATCGAAGGTCAGCACAGCGAAGGTCAGCGTATTGAAGGCCGACCTCTCGGAGATTAACATCTCGAAGGCCAGCATCTCGAAAGTCAACGCCTCGGAGGTCGGCCTTCTTACCTATGGGCGAGCCTTCTGCCCAAAGGGCGTGCAGTCTGAGAATCTCTTTAAGCTCTGGTCCGGTCATCTTATTCTCCCAGGTTAGCGAGCTCGTCTTCCAAGCAGAGCTCTGCGAGCGAGCGGGGTGTGTCTTCCTCAGCGAAGCCAATCTCTAGAGCCCTCTCAAACCATTCCCGCGCCCCTAAGTCGCTTGAGCCAAGCGCGAGGAGCTCTTTTAGAAAGTCCTCGCGCATAGTTTCGTACGTTGACCGGCGCTCGGGCTCCACCTCTATAGTTACTGTGCGGTTCCACTCCGCGTCAGTCGGCTCGCGGCTTTCTGAAGTAACAGCCGGGACCGCGTTCAATTTAGTCCAAGTGATTTTAGTGTTTGTCGTTGTCATGTCTCTAGTCCTTTGCTATCCGCGTGCCACAGGCCTAAGTCGAGTGATTCTAGTTACTTAGACTTTAGACACAACCTAAAATGAGGTCTTTTTTGACTTCTTAACTAAAAAAATTCAATAAGTTACAAATGACACCTAGACGACGTTTGCCCCACCCGGTAACGCGGCTCCGCGTCAGTCGGCTCGCGGCCGTTGTCATGTCTATAATCACGAGAGATGAACGCTTATCAGGACCCCTGAAATAAACGCAGAGCGGCCGTGAGGGACTCCTCTGTCGCGCACCGTGCGACAGGTTGTCCGCAATAAGAGAGCTCGTGCGCGTTGACTGGAAAATATGAGCGTGTAATCCAGCATGGGGTGAGAAACTGAAAACGCTTTGTGGCAATCCTGTTTATACCTTCTTCAATATGGGAGTCGAGACATTGGAATTCTACCCTGACTTGGACGAGGAGGTGAGCGATTCGCGGTGCGTCGTAAAAATGTGATTCAAAACTCCAAGCACGCCCATCTTGGTACAGTTTGAGAATCTCGAAAGATTCGTTCTGGAACTGGATTTTCATTTCTTCACTCGCAGTCTTTCTCGTGCTACTTTGAATTTAGTGCGCTTAAGCCTGGCGCAAATAGACAGAAGCGCGGAAGGCCCCTTCAACCCTAGCAGACTTCAAACTCGACCAGGTGGAGGCTCCTGTCGTCTGGGCAGGAACAAAATCTTCACCAGCCGCGCGCGATTCCCACCTAGCGGCGAGGGACGAATCGGCGACTCCGAGCACTCTGTCGTTGACGTCAATAACTTCGTAGGTGATTTCAGTGTTTGTCGTTGTCATGTCTCTAGTTCTTTGCTAGCCGTGTGCCACAGACCTAAGTCGAGTGATTCTAGCTACTTAGACTTTAGGCAGTATCTAAAATGAGGTCTTTTTTGACTTCAACGCTAATGAATTCAATAAGTTACAAATGACACCGCGACGGTGTTTGACCCGCCCTGTAGCGCGTACAAAGTGCATGCAGTTACGTGCAAAGTGCGTACCTTTTGGACGCGTCTGTCACTCGTCCTCTATCCCCGGCAAAATCGGTTCGGCGAAGCAACGGCACTGAAAGTCTTCACCAGGGTGTCCCGGCTCTGGTGGAGAGTCCCACGAAAAGACCTCGCCCTCTAGCTCTGAGTGCTCATCCCTCACGCGGTTGTCTTTCACCGTGCGCCAAATGTACGAATCGATTCCTAAATCTTTCTGCCTTGAGCGGTTCAGCTCACCGTTGAACTTCAACACCTGGTCACGCGCAATCAAAGCCGCTCTCGATTCCGCGACACCTAAACGCTCCTCGAGGGCGGCTGCAATCGAAGACGCGCGCGAGCCCTCGCGCACGCCCGCGAGCACGGTTTTCTCAACGTCGTCAAAGTACTTCTGCGGCACCGTCTTAATCAATGCCACGTTCTCGGCAGTGAAGCGCTTGATGCGCTCGCTCATTCCTTTGTCTGCTATGGCCTGCAAATCGACACCGATTGTAGATTTTATCTGACGAAACAATTGCGTTTTCTGGTGCTCGCTTGTCTGCGCTGCAATCTTGTTCGCCAGCTTTGTGAGGCGCTCTGTCGGGTAGCGCCGAAAGAATGCCTCGCTGACCGCATCCATCAACCGATTGATTCGGCTGTAAGGGTCTGCGTCCGAGCGCAAGCCGACTGACTCGCACAACCTTACCATCAAAGAGTCGACGTTTGTTTGCCCAAGCAAAGTTCCGAGTCTTAGCAGTACGCGGTCTTTCACCAGCTGTTCAGCAAAGCGAAGCATTGAGCGCAGCTCTGCCAGGTAAGCCGTCTGCGCCCCTGTTGGAGGCAGCGGCTTTGGTGGCCGCTTGCGCAGCAGCTTGAATTTCCGCTTTCGAAGGTCAGGCATGATGCGCCGCTTTCGCCGCCTCTATTGCGCGCAGTTGCTCGATTGCCGCCTCTTTCGTGTCGTGCTCCCCTAGCACTTCTCCGCTCGTAGAAAGAACAAGCCACTTCGAGCCGCGTTGCTCGATGTAATCGACGTTGTCCACTTGCGCTACTTGTACCGTGTCTTGTGCCGTATCTTGTACTGTCGCCGCACCCAACTCTTCAAGTTGCAGCTCTTCATCTTCAAGCAACGCATCGCGTAACTCGACGTCAATCGTCGTGCTTGTAGAGTACCCGTCACCACCGAAACGGGACTTCGAAATTTCTTGTGGTGTCACAACCTGTGCTTGAATGTAGATTGCGTCCGTCTCGGCTTGAGTCTTGCGAAGCTGCGCTTGCTCCAGGTCCGTCATCTGCCACAGGGGCTCGAATTCCACATCCCAGTTCTCGGGCACCTTACCGCGTGATGGGCCTGCCTTGCTCTTCAACACAATCTCGAAGATGCGGCGCAGAGGTGGCTCAAGGAAACGCTCTTGAGCTGCGGCAATCTGGTCGTAAAACCACCGCGTGTCAGCGTCACCGGTGGCATTGAGCCCGGCCGGGGATTGGCCCATCAACAGCGAAACCGGTATTTGAACCGCCGCAGCAAGGCGAAGCATCATCTTCTCGAGAAGCTCTGGCAACCCTGTCACGTTTACTGTCTGGCGCGTGTATTCCTCTTCAGTATCCAAAATTGTCGTGCGCGCGATGCTTCGGCTGATTTCAATCCCGCGCGCGCGCTCGGCCAGCGCTTGGCCTGATTCGGTAGCGAGAAGCTGTGCGAGATTCTTCAACTTCAACACTGGTGGAGCGAAGTCGCTTAACAGAATGCTGGTTCCGGCCCAGGCATTTTGAAAATCGGTAAGCACCTGCAAGATGCGCACGAAAATAGAATCGTCCCACCCTGGATTGACATTGCGCAGCCGCGAACCTCGTGAAGTTTCCACTCCGCCAAAGCGGACGATGCGTGATTCGTGCACCAAAGGGAACGTGGAAAGCGAAGCACCGGGCACGGCATCAAGTGGCACGATTCGGTACGTGGCGACCTCGCCATACTTTGGCGCGGTCGGGTTGCTGTAATAGGCATGCGCCTGCAACTCGGCCGGTGAAAGAAGATTAGTCCAATCAAAGGAGCGAATGCGGTCCTCGGCTAACGGCAAGGACAAATCTTTACTCCCGTCGTCGGCCCCTAGCAGGATGCCGGCTCCGCCGTAGGCTCGCCCAAAGTAGAGGGCCTTGAGAACCGTGTCGGAAATCTTCAAGCGAGAGTCTTCGGTCTCAAGCGCTTCTGAAAGTTCTTTGTCCCCCTCGACCTCGACCTCATACCCCGCGCGCAACATTTCATTCGGCACGGTCTCAACGGCGCGCGCTGCCATGTCGTCGCCGCGCCAAATCTCTTCTGCGTAGCGCTGCGGGATGATGTCAGCTGAGAATTCACTCGTCAGACGCTTGTCACGTCCAAGCACTCCGAAGCCTGTTGATGCGTTTTCCCACAAATCGGCGCGCACCTCACTCACGGCGGTAGTTTTCTTTTTGGCCATGGGGGCACCCTACCACAAACAACAGAGCCCCGCCGATTTCATCGGGCCTACGCCAAGGTGTAGCGCGCACCAATCAAACAAGGGTCACCCTGCTTGAGCTCTCCAGCGCAAAGACCATGGCCAATCAGCTCATACGCCATCACGTCAACCGCGGCTTTGAATCCGGCCTTGCGCAGTGCTTCTTCTGTGCGCTGCCGCGCCAAGAGGCACTGCGCGGCGAGGGAGTTGGAGTAGGTGCCAGAGAAGGCCACCACAACCACACTCACACCGTCATACTTACGTTTGACGTGTTTCACGGCGGGGCCAAGGGATAGGACGATGGAGTCGATGTCGGGCATGCCTGAAAAACGGTGCATTCCGCGTGCCGCTGAAGGCGCTTTGCCCCTCCCAAGATGCTTCGGAGGGCACCTTGCCGACCAGGTCGACGCTATAACCATTTGAATCTAAAAGCCTTTCCAACTTATTTTCGCGAGGTCGGCAATTCTGATTTAGTAGGTTGACACAAAATCGGTTTTGTAAACCATTGATATTGTTCATTTAACCTTCTATGTATTCTATAACTTACCAACTAAACCAACTAAAATATAATATAAAGAGATAGAAGCGTATTAGGTAGTACATTATCCTACAGTCTTAAAACACGCTTTCCGGTTGCCGGTTGTTTTTTCCTATTAAAGTCTTGGAGCGTGTTTTTAGTCGGAGTTGGTTGACATGTCTCTAACGTGTTGATTTCGCTATATACGCCGAGCTTGCCAACCGACCTGTGTTTTCTGTCTCATTGTCTAAAAACGCTGTAACGGCGGACAGTTACCCTACCTTTTTTCTGCAACCGTCCAGCTTTTGACAGAAGGTTGACAGGACGGTTTTAGGGCCCGAAAAACGCCTTTTTTGTGCGCTCTACGTCTACATGCGCCTACATTTTTGCCGTGCGAACGCGCTTTCACACGTGCGCAACCCGTTTCCGCACGCATCTGCGAATCAAATTTCGCGCGCGGGTCTTTTTCGGAAGGTGGGTAAGTCGTAAGCTATTGAAATCGTGTTTGGTGCAGCAAAGCGCACCCGCCGTGCAGATTTCACCAAACACACTTTCGCGGGTTTAGCGCGTGGCACGGCGTCTGCAACACCCTTTTCCATGCAAACGAACGATAAAGACCTTCACTCCGCTTACGTCACCCTCTCACATGTCCGCTCCATAATTGCCACGGTTGCCCGCCGCCTGTCGGTTCAGGGTATGTCGCCGGAAGTCATGGCCGAGCTCAACGCCTTGTTGGTGGCCGAGGAGAGTGCCAAGAGCCGTTTCACTGAACTTGCTTCACACAAGGAGAGCTGAAAATGACGAAATCTGACTTATTTGAGTTAGGAAGAAGTGCCGGAGAAGAGTACAACGCAGTGCTCCAGAATATGGAAGCCCAAGGCAGCTTTGACGCAGAATCTTTTAGAATGGGATTCCGAATTGCGGTTTGCTCTATCGCGCTGTTATGGAAAAAGCACCTTGCCGTAGATGAGGCCCCTCTAGCAGTCTTAGAGGGTTTTGAGGCGGGGCAGGCGGGTCTATGAAGCGGTGCAAAGCCAGACCACACAGTTGGTGATTTTTTACTGAAAAAGGAAGGTTAAAAATGGAACATGCCAAAAAGATGTTCGAGCTCGGTCAAATTGCAGTGCGGTTGCTCAATGAGGGTGCCCCGTGCTCAACACCTGAAGAAGCCTTCTTAGATGGGTTTTTAGCAGCCCTTCGACATCTCAAGGCACCGTGCGAGGTAACCGGCGAGCTAGAAAAAAATTACTGTGATGGCGCAGGCATTGAAGTCCTCTTCTATGACCCCTCCGCCTACCAAGAGGAATGACAATGAAGCACTCAAAGTACACTGAAGAATCCATCAAAAATGCCTTGATTGAGCTGACGTGTCAAGGTTTGGAAGGGCACCGTGCCGCCAGCTTCTCGCCAATCGAAGTCGCTGACTCATACTTTACAGGGTTTCGGTGCGAGAAATGCAAGAAGGTTGTGGAGGTGCCCACGGAGGTACTTGAACTGAACCTTCCAGCACCATGGTGGCCGGTGAAGCCGAACCCCACTCCGCCGTATACCTAGGAGACACCGTGTTTTTCGAAATCTTAAAAGAAGTGATTGAGGTTCTCACCTCGTTGAGCCGCCCTTATTACGAGAACGGAATGGCCCCGAAACAAGCCGTGGCATTCGGTGCACAGGAGTACAAGTTACGCCTGATTCCGGCGGCGATGCAGAGTGAAGCCTTCTTGCTGCGGTTGCAAATTGTTAACACGATAGTGAAAGAGGTGGCGATATGAACCGGCTTCAAAGACTTGTTGGGGAAGTTGAGTACACACGCTGGGCGCACAGACAGCTCAAGGCAGAGCTGGCGACAGCGCGAAGGGAGCTTTATCAGTTACGTGAAGAGCGGGACAGTGTCTTGAGTTACATCAAATCAATGGGCGCTACGTCTTCAAGCGTTCTTGATTACATTGACGAGACAACGCAGGCACTCGAGCGCTGCAAACTTGCCGCGTATTTAGCTTGGAAAAAAGAGAATGGCACTTGAACTAGACGAAGAAGATTTCGCGCTTTTAGGCTATGGCGAAGCGCACGAGGCTGCGGAAAACTTTGCCTTCGAAAAAAATCTTCGACAAGTGGCAGCTAGGAAGAAATGGCTGAAGAACAATCCGGAAAAAGCCGCCGCAGCCAAAAGGCAATGGCGTAAGAATAACCCAGAAAGGTGGGCGGAAATTAAAAAACAGAGCTACGAGCGCACAAAAAAAGCCCACCTCGCACGCTCTAAAGCGTGGGCGAAAGCAAATCCAGAAAAGAGAGCAGAAATTAACAAGCGGTACTATGAAAAAAGGAAAGCGTATGAAAAACAATAAGACAAACGCAGCCATTCAAGAAATGCACACCAAAGCGACAGCTGAAGCCCGCAGAGCATTAGGCCGGGCCGATAGAACAAAGAGTCTAGATAAGACTGCATTGCTTAGGGATTATGCCGAGCTGTGGTTGCGTGTCTGCAATACACTGGAGCTGCTTGATTCTGAAGATTTCAACATTATTCGCTGAAGGGAAAAGAACATGGATAGATTTTACAATTCACAATTAGCCATCCCAGAAATCAAAGCCAAAGTCGGAGACCTTGCGCGGGTACCGCTCAGAGCTACGAGCGGCTCTGCAGGGTTTGACCTGTTTGCAAACGAGGACATCACCTTGCACGTGGGCGAAATTTTCAAAGTCTCTACAGGCGTCAGTCTCGAAATCCCAGAGGGATTCGAAGGTCAAGTGCGCTCACGCTCGGGCCTGGCATCAAAGGGCGTCATCGTTGTCAACTCCCCTGGCACAATCGATTCAGATTACCGCGGGGAAATCAAAGTACTCCTTATGAGCTTTAGGAATACCCACGAAATCAAGAAAGGTGACAGAATTGCGCAGCTTGTTTTCGCTCCCGTGGTGCATGTTGACTGTATTCGAGTGGTCGACAACCTAGACGAGACAGAGCGCGGCGAAGGCGGGTTCGGCTCTACAGGGAGACAACGTATACATGAACGTTTGATGATTGACAGAGAAGAAGCAATAAAGCAGAACGAAGGACTGATTAAGCGAATCATTGGCCCATCGAATATCAGGCATTTTGTCGCCGGCAGGGATGCGCGAAAGGAGATTGCAGAAGCATACACAGAGCGCGCAGGAAAATACTCAGAAGTTTGCATCGAAGATGAGCTGACAGAAAATGGAGAGTCATGAAAGAGGAAGTCTATCAAGTGGCGATAATCAACACGTGGCGGGCATCCGAAGAGGCCGTGCCGTACGGCGCGAACATGCTGGTTTCAATTTCCTCGTATATTTTCGAAGACAGAGAAAAAGCCGTAGCGTGCTACGACGAACAAAAGACAATGTTCGGAGGCTTGCCCGGCGTCGAAGTGGAAATGAACCTTTTACCAACAGGAGAAGACGATGCGAAAGACTATTGATGTGCTGCTCGTGCTTGGCGCACTCATTTGCTGGATTGGCGCCATGTGGCTTCTTGACGCCAAGAAAGAAAAAGTCAGCGGCACGTGTACGGATAGGCATGGCCGTGAGTTTGACTGTGAAGTTGACGCGGAATCAGCGCAGCCCTAACAAGGCTCGTGTATAGGTTAAACCGGACGGGGCTTTGAGTCGTATTGCCGCTTGGCTGCAGGCATCCACCTGGTCGTCGTTTCTTCCTAGGGGGAAAGAAGCGAACTCATCAAGCCACTCGTCAAGCCACTCGGCCCCGTCCGGTAGATACCAATTCCCCGATTCAACCTCTGGCTCCAATGCCGCTGCGCGGGCTTCCTTTCCCCCCATCGGATTCACAGGAACAATGCCGGTGATTTCAGATTTGAGTGTCTCTATGATGGCGGACCCGTTTGCCTTGTCTTCAATCAGTATTTCATAGCAGCGTGGCCAATCTTTTCGCTGCTGCACTACAGCCTTCACAGTATCACCGAACCCAATCCGCCCTCGTTTACGGGCCAGCACGAAACGGTCAGCCCCTATGCGTCCAATCACAAGCCCCACGACAAAGTCAGCCCCATCGGTGGCCTTGAAACTGCAGTCCCAACTGCCGATGATTTCATCAAATTTTGCCGTTGCAGGATTCAATACTTTGGCCGGCGCGGCGCTTGCCCCGCGCGGGCGGGCTCCGTTGCCCCCGGCCGGGGCCCAGAATCTCCACCACTCCCGCCTGAATTTGTTTCCCGCTACAGGTACCGGGCGTTGCTGCATTTGTCCGGCGTACCCTGAAGAGCCGAGGCGTTTCCTTTCCGCTTCTAGCACCTCCTTTGTGAAGCGCTGTGGAAACAAGAGCTCGCCTTCACTTTTTCTAGGGTCTTTCCACTTTAAGAAAGTGGTGCGCGAAGCTTCGGGCTCGAATTCCATCGGCAAGTTCAAATGCGCCCAACCACCTTGCGCAAGCAGGTGCCCCGAAAGGTCTTCTTCATGTAGGCGCTGCATGATGATGACTCTCACGTCACATTTTAAATCAGCAAGGCGGTTTGCAAGCGCCTGGTCCCACCAAAACGTCACCGAATCTCTTGCCGCCTTTGACGGGGCATCGGCGGCATCAAGCGGGTCATCGACGAATATGGCATGCACGCGGTCGCCCGTGACTTTGCTCCCCACGGAAAGGGCAAGTCGAGTGCCTCCTTTTGAATTCTTGAAATTCCCCTTGGCGTTTTGGTCCTCGGCCATTTTCCAGGCGGGTTTGAATGTCTCCGTGTACCACTGGGACTCAATCAAATCGCGGCACCGCACAGAGTCGCGCAAAGAAACGCGTGGATTGGCCGACGTGAATACGGCCCGCCAAGCAGGGCGCCATAACCACACCCACGCCGGGGCGAATACCGAAACCACCAGGGATTTCATGGTGCCCGGCGGAATGTTGATGAGTAAATTCTGGGCCCATTCTCCCCAGCGCTCGGGGCCTTCTAAGACAGCTTGCACGTGCGCACAGAGCGCATCGAGGTGCCAATTCCATTGCAGTGCGGTAGCGGGCTCCACCACGTGCCATGCCGCGGCCGTGAATTCAGCCAGACTCAGGCCCGGAATCCCCTTCGAGTGCAAAGCCCTCACTACCTCCAATTGCGACGGTAACTTCTTCCCGCTCGGTAGAAGTAGCCTTGACCCGTTCAAGGGTGCGGATGGCATGGGCATTTCGCAAGACAGAGGCAAGTTGAGTGAGCGCATAAGCATCAAGAGTCGAGGGGTCAAGGGCCAGGGTATCGTCACCGTCCGTGGCCTCAAGGCGCACGACTTGTGGGGCGGTACCAAATCCGCGGTTGAGAATTGTTTCAGCGGCTTTGATGGCGTCTTTCGGAGAAATGGTCTTGTTCCCGGCAAGCCACAGGCGTATGACTTCATCGAGGACGCTTATGGCTTTGATAGAAGAAGCGCGACAAGCCTCGATTATTTCTGGATGCGAAGGCACGCGCCCCTTTATTTTAGGCGCGCTTGTGTCGCGCCGGCTTTCGGCGGAGTCTTCGAGCTCGTCAATCAGCGACATATTGCTTTTTTAGCAGCAGTCGTGCCAAGCTGTCGATACGTATTCAAGGGGAACGTTTTCAACAGAAAGAGCGGCAGCATCGCTCGCTTCGCTTGCCGGCGTACCCCCTTCGTCGGCAAGCGAAGCTCTTTTTGTACTAGGGTGAGGACTTAATGAGCACAGATTTTCTCTACAGGTTCACCGTCACGACTGGCAGGGCGGATGTTAAGAAACTCAAAGAGTACTCAATAACAGAAGAGAAACTACGCACGAAAGTTCTCGCCTACCAAGTCGGGGCTAAAGACGGGGATGCCATCATTCCGGCACTGTTCAAAAAGTGTGGGGATGTTTGTGTAAATAGGAAAAAGCAGAAGACTCATGCCACGGATTGCGGCGGCAATGCAGACCATCGCTTGAGTGACAACGTTGTAGCCATGACCTGGCTTGGCGCGGACCTTGACGACATCACGCCTGAAGCCTTCAACGCGATTCTGAGCAGGCTCAAGACTCTGCACCTTCAGTTCGTTTGGTGGCATACGCACAGCCACCGGCCAGAATCCCCGACAATTCGGGCGCGCGTCATGATTCCGTTTAACGAGCCGTTACCAATCAAGAGCACCACGCAATGGAGCAAAATCGCATGGCCTGCGTTGATGCGCCATGTAGGGTTCGCGCTCGAGGGCCTCGATACCTCTTGTAGAGACCCGGCGCGCGTCTTCTATTCTCCACGCAAGCCTAGTGCGGAACTGCCGCACGAAAGCCATTTCGTCGAAGGGGCCCCGCTAGTGTGGAAGGCTGTTTTAGGTGATTTTTCTTCACTTCCTTCACCGGAAGAGTTTGAAGTCATGCCGGCGCCTGACGAGGACCCGTCACGCCCGGTTGATTTAGCGAAGTTCAAAGAGCTCTTAAGCGGCTCACAGAACGATTACGCCAGAAAAGCCGGGCGCGGCTTGGCACTGACGCCAGCGCCTACAAAACGCGTGGCCGGGGAAATCTCCAGATATGAGGCCTGGAGAGCGGTAACTAGTGTGCTGTCGATGTTCATCGAAGGGTGGGAGTCTTCGGCGGCTTTGCTCGAGCTTCTGCGCCCATCTTGGCTGGCCGAAGTCACCGAGTCACCAGACGACCACACTGCATTCGAAACCGTTGCCGACCTCTTAGCTTCTGCGCGACAAAGTGCACCAGCCAAAAAAGCGCAGCGCGCGGCAGAGATGGCCGCTCTTGAGAAGGCTTTTCTTAAGAAGGCCGAGGCTTCCGTGAAGAGAGAAGAGGCTAAGCAGGTGGCGATTGTTCCTGCAGTGCCGGAAGAAAAGCCCAGCACCGATTGGGAATCAGAACTGACTTTTTCTCAATCGAGAAAAGACGGGCCGAAGCTTAAGAACACGATGCGCAACGCTAGCCTGATTTTGACCAATCATGCGAGCTGGCGCGGAGCGCTGCGCAAAAATCTTCTTACGCACGAGGTCGAAATATGGGGCGGCCCGTTGCTTCGAGCGGGACAAAAACCAGGAAGGCAGTTAGACGATGATGATGTTACTTTTGCGCAGCTGTGGTTGAGTAAGCACTATGACATAGAACCGTCAGCGGCCACGCTTTGGGCCATCCTATTGGCCACCGGTGCGGTGTTAGAATACGACCCGTTGATTGACTACCTTCGCGGCTTGAAGTGGGACGGGGTGCCTCGACTTGGTACGTGGCTTCAGAAGTACACCGGCGCACCCACCATCGGCAATGACGGCGAAGACATCAAAACCTACCTTTCAGCGGTTGGCACGAAATGGGCTATTTCGGCCGTTGCGCGCGCGCTTTCCCCAGGGTGTAAAGTGGATACAGTACTTTCACTTGAGGGAGCACAAGGGAAAAAGAAAAGTACCCTTTTCAAAACTCTTGGTGGCCCTTTCTTCAGTGACGCCAAGGTAGACTTCACCCAAAAAGACACACTTCTGCTTTTGAATCGGTATTGGATTATAGAGCTCGCGGAAGTTGAGTCGCTTCGTCGCTCTGAAGTAGCAACGCAGCGTGCTTTTTTGAGCCGCGCAGACGATGATTACCGCTCACCGTACGGGCGCACAATCAAGCGATGCCCTCGCCGCAGCGTATTCGTAGGGACGTCAAACGAGGACGATTACCTCCAAGACGCGGCCGGTAACCGGCGCCACTGGCCTGTGCTTACTGGAGAGCTTGACCTGGAGGGGTTGTCGGAAATTCGGGACCAATTCTGGGCGGAGGCTGTAGCCCTTTTTGATGCCGGTGCAATCTGGTATCTCACGCCAGAGGAACAAACACAAGCAAATCAGCAAACCGAGCACCGTCAATCAAGTGACCTTTTTGCGGACCAGATTGTCGAATGGATTGCCTCCAAGCCGAAAGATGCGCGGCCCGAATTCGTCTCTACCCTCACAGTGTGCCGGGATGCCCTTGGAGAGACGCCCACGCGCGGCATCGAAATGCGCCTGAGTCGCGCACTGAAAAAATGTGGCTTCACCAAGACTCGGCGAGGTTTGACGCGAGGCTATTTGATACCGAAACACCTACTTGAAGCCCCTAACCCAGCGCCAAGACAGGGCCTAAAAGCTTTGCCCGGAATTCGTTGAAAAAAGTGTTGACTTCGGCAGCGCTCGCCGCACATAGTTAAGAGAGAAAGGGGCAAAGAGAATGAATTCAGACGAAGAGGCCGTTTGGCAAGTGTGTCTTGACAGAGCATGTTCACAGGTAAAAAGGCTCGAAGCTGCATTTGCGACGCAGCGAGAAAAAGCGAGGGAGCTCGACGCGAGGCTCAAAACGCACACTTCACACGCGGAACTTGTAGTCCTTGTACGCGACTTCCTTCGAAGCACGTTCGGGATTTGACATGGAAGAGCCGAAACACGCGCCATCCATTGAAGATGGAAAGCTAATGCGAACGTCAGTTAGCGCGATGCAACGTGCTGACCGATGCCCTCGCTCATACCGCTACCGGTACGTTGAGCACGTCGACGAGGGGCCGGAAAAAGCGAGCCTCAAAATCGGCAAGGAGGCGCATGCTCGAATGGCGCACTACTTACGCACCGGAGAGGATGTCCTCTCTCCGATGGAACGCGTCGGGCTTTCGCGCGGGCTGATTCCTCCAAGAGAAAGTCTTATAGGCGTGGAACTGCCATTGCCTGAAACCGCTTGCGCGCTAGATGTCCCGTTGACTGGCTCCGTTGACGCGGTGTGCGTCACTGAGACAGGCCCGACAATCGTCGATTGGAAATTCAAAAGCAACATCGATTCATGGGCAGCTTCTATTGAAGACCTTGTGGATGAGAACGGGGCAGATGGTATTCAGATGCTTGGATATGCCGTAGCGTTGAAGCCTATCCTCGCGAGCAACTCGCCGGAAGGTGTTTTTTTGAAGCACGTCACTTTCCAGACTAAAGGCGCACCGGACGCTAAGCCGACCACTGTGTTCCTAGAATGGGCGGAAGCAGAGAAAAAATGGGAGGTTATAACTTCGCGCATAGTTCCAGTCATGCAACAGGCCGCGGCGGCCGATACACCCGACGATGTTCCTATGAATCTTTCCGCTTGCGACGCTTTCGGCGGGTGCCCCTACAAAGGCAAAGTCTGTCATCCAAAGCAACCTTTGCGAGATTTAATCAAAGCAGCAAAACTAAAGAGCGACACGAAAGGAAGCAGAAAAATGAGCGGTTTATTTGACGGTTTAGAAGACGCTGGCGCAGCTGATAGCATTTCCCCTCCGGATGCCCCGGCATCAAATCCAGAAATTGCGGCGGAATCGGCGGCCGGCAAAGAGCCTCCACCCATCGGCGTGAAGAAAGACGAGATTGTAACGGCCGAAACCGACGGGCTGGTTGAAGCTTTGGAGGCCTCGATTGCGCAGGTTAAAAAGCCGGCCGGAAAGAAAGGCAAAAAGGAGGTTGCCGAAAAGCCAAAGTCTGGCGGGTTGTGCCTCTACTTCGGGTGCTCCCCTGTGAATGTCGCCACAAGTACACTGCACAAGTATGTTGAGGAGCTCGACGCTTCTTTGCGCAAAGCAGCACAGCTCAATTGTCCTGACATTCGCACGACAACGGCGCAAGACTTCTCCTTTGGCAAATGGCGCGGCTACATGGCAAAGCTTGCCGTTGAGACGCCTCCGCCGCCCGGGCACTATATCATCACGAGAGGTGACGAGCGCGTTGAAGTTGTTGCCGAGGCGCTCATTGGTTTGGCGGAAATTGTTGTTTTAGGCAGGGGCTAGCATGTTCAAAGAAATAAACACGATGGGGCTTCTAGGAGTGTCACTGGTCACAATTCAGGTGCTCGGCCTTACCGACTCTTGGGCAATTGCCACGGCCCCGTTTTGGGGGCCTCCGCTTTTTGTTTTAGTTTGGACCAGGCTACGAAAGCCCTCTCGCCGACGTGGCACCTTAGAGGTGCCAGAATGAAATGCATTGACTGCAAAGAAGAACTTTCGGAGAAGGAGGCCAAGCGCGCATGGAATTGTATGGAGTGCGACGGGCCTATGCACGTTGAGTGCGCCATGGAAGACGCTTCGGGCCGAGACTTGTGTGAGCACTGTTACAACCGAACATCGAAAACGTTTGCAGAAAGAACGATGGCCCAAAGAAAGGCGGAAGCTTGAAGATTTTAGGTAGAGTTGAAGACCAGGCAAAGGTGTACCTTAAGCCGACAAGTGAGGGAATGTTCGGCATTTATATGAACGGCGACTTGATTGCAGAAGGGTCTAGCTCCAAGGAATTGTCTGACTGGGCCCTAGAAACAGGCGCGCACTCTGTGCGATTCTCTTTTGACCTCAAGCTTTTGGAGAAGAAGTAATGAGCGGCGTTCCAATGAGAGAAATAGCAGACGGCGTAGAAGAGCTGATTCGAGGAATCGCCGCGGTCCATAGGAAATGGGCGCAGCAGAATCAGACAGATTCAGGGGTTCTCGAATACTCGGTCTCCTATTGCGCTTTCGCTATTCTTCAGAAAACCTACAAGCTCGACGGTGTAGTCGATGCCGAGGGGAAGGAATTCCTTGACCAGCTTGTGGCAAGTACGTCGCTCACACTCGCGCCATTGACTGAGGAGATAGCGACGAAAGCGCTGGCCTGATTTTAACCACAACACGCAAAGGGTATCCCGT